TGAAAACAACCATTCCATTAACAATATAGGGACTATTGATAATGAGCTTTTCCCCAACAAGTATTTTCTCGCTGATTTGCTCCTCCCCATAGATTACTCTTCTGACCAGAGTGTTCATGGTTGACACCGTTTTATTCCTCCAAGCTATCACCTTAGCATATTCGGAGTCTTCCTCGAAGCTTTTGGTTTTGAAATACTTTTCCATGTAAGAGGAAATGTTTTTCCTTACCCCAGGATCTCCAAGATTTAGAAATTCAATACCTTCCCCAGATTTATTAGTTATGGTCTGTGGTAGAATACCAGAATCTGCCTCGTTAATATTTTCACGAATTTTTACAGAAGAACTAATGATCGGATTATCAAGCTTTTGTCTCATGATGGTCTTAAGATCCAAGGTCTTAATTCCATATTCCTCTGCAAGCTCTTCTCTAAAAGGTATACAATCTGGTTTCCCAACAGGTGGGATCTGTGCAGGATCACCCATGCATATTACCTTTATATTTTCCCTGTGCTTAATTATTTTTTCAAAGAGATCATCATTCAACATGGAGACCTCATCGATTATTAGAAGCTTAATTTTCGATATCTTCGGCTGAAATCCAGGATCCTTGACAAACTCCTGCTTCCCGTCAAGTGTTATCTTCTCCTTTAATCCAAGTAACTTGTGAATGGTTTGGAATGAGACACGGGTGTCGTGTATATCAGACGATCTGCGAATGACCCTGACTGATTTATTAGTTGGCCCAGTAACGGCAATTCTATACCACCCCTTATCCCGATAAAGCTCCGATAAAAGGTAGTTCACTAAAAGACTTACGCAAAATGTTTTACCAGTCCCAGCCCAACCTCTAAGCACATAGATGGATCTGTCAGTTGGGTTCCTAACATAATTTACCAGCTTCCCAAATGCCAATCTTTGGTCGCTATTTAATATTGAGGTATCTACTATTTTTTTATTGGTAGCCATTAAGAGAAATCTGTGGACGAAGAAACCCTTAATCCATCGATTTCTTTATCGTAATATTTGGGATCGTTAAATAAGGAACTCCTTTCGTTGTTTTTATAATATTCAGTATCAACAGTCAAACCGTCAGGTTCTCCCCAATTAAATGCCATATCTAAAAATTCCTGAGGTGATTCCTCTGCACCATATTCGTCAACTATGCGACCACTCCTGATAAAATCAATGAGTTGCTGCTTATTTGAATAATACTTATTATCGTGGAAGTTCCAGCAGAATTTCCAGCCCATGCTTCTCTTTCCTAAGTGTACACGAGTGTCACTTAAAAACTCATCCCATGGGGTAATACCGCCAAACACTTCATCATCCAAACCACCATCAATGTACCTAAACCTGTCAGCTATAAGATCCGGTGTCATCTTGAGACCAATAAGCCTTGTCCGGAGTCTGTCCCTGCGCTCCTCCATTTCCGATTCAGTCGGAATTCTATAATAGTTTGTTCCCATTATTCTATGTGCCTAATCTTGTAATAACCAGTTAATTCTTTAAAGCTAAGTGATATTGAATAATCCTCCCGCAAAACTGAATCGCCGCACGAGGTCTCAGTCTCAACCCTTATACTACCGTGTTCATCAAATAAAATGTCTGACAGATCAACAAAAAACCTGTAGTGATTAAAGGGAAGGGATGCAGTTTCATCAAACAGAACTCTATTCCCGGATTCATTAGATAATGTAACCTTTGCTTTAAAAATAACCTCCTTAAGTATCAGTTCTTGTTTAAAGAGGTAAAACAGAGAGAAACCGTTTTCACTAGATTTCAAGAACGGAGCGTTTGTAGTGAAAGCAGATAATACCCTTGTACTTGCTTCCTCTATCCAATCTAATCCAGCGTGAGATGTATCCCAATCTTTTCCATATCCACCCAAAAAATTGACCACTTCCTCCTTTGTGTAAATTTTTGAATTTGGATCACCTTTAAAAAACCTTACAAGCGAATCCTCGACACTTTCATTCTGGTAGTGTCTAAAAAAATCATCCTCGGTTTTGACTGAATGCATAGGAAAGTATGAAGACAGTTTTTGAGGAGGTCCCAAAAACAAGCAAGCATTCATACCTCCCTCTCGGTTCGATGAGTCAAATCCTACAAAATTTAATTCATCCTGAATTATGTCGTTTGCAAGTTGATTTATCCCGTCGCACAACTTTTGTGTGCCGTTAAAATCTGCTTCAAAATATGCATAAACCTTATACCCATAACCAGAGCTTAGGTGCATGGAAACGGAGTAAAGGCGATAAACAGAATAAACGTGAGGTGCTCGTGCTTTATTATCGACAAAAACCCAATCCCCACAATCTTGTCTCATTTCCGAACATGATGGTATTATCCGGTTGAACCCAAACTTGAAGGATTTAGTTTCCGAGAAGTACATCTCATTGGTATTGTCAAAAACAACATGATCCAACCCAGAAAAATCAATGGCATTCAATTTTGGATACTGTGTAACCAAGCCAACTTCCCATCCATTTTTTCTCAGAAGGGCAGCATTCGTGTTAATTTGGTCTATTTTCTCTTGAGAATCTGGCCAGGAGGCAAACCAAGCTATTTTTTCTTTCGGACTAGACAAGGAAACGTATAGGTTATTTTTTGTTTTTTATCACATCATCTATGATGCCATATTTAACAGCTTCTTTCGCATCCATCCAAAAATCCCTACTAGCATCTGCAGCAACTTGCTTTGGGTCTTTATCACAATATTCACCAAGTAATTCAAAAAGAATCTTATTGTATTTTTCCCATTCCACGAAATCGATCTTTGCATCCTGGATATTTCCACTAAAGCCGCCAGATGACTGGTGAAGCATTACTTTAGAGAATCTCAGAGAATATCTTTTGCCTTTTGTACCAGCACCAAGAAGAATAGATCCCATAGAAGCAGCCATACCAGTATTTACCGTAACTATATCCGATTTGATATAATCCATAACATCCACCATAGAAAGACCAGATTTAACAGATCCACCTGGGGAATCAATATGCATAGTAATGTCTTTGCCATCCACAGAATCCAAAAACATCAACTGAGCTTGAACTATCGTTGACATCTTGTCGTTAACAGGTCCAGCAACCCAGAGAAGCCTATCCATCATCAGCCTAGAGAAGATGTCCATTTGGGTAGCTCTCAGTTCTCTCTCTTCCAAAATATATGGGGTTAAAGAACCCTCGATAAACCTTGAATAATTGTGTACGTCCAGCGAACCAATGTTATGCTCGCTCATCGCGTATTTTTCAAATTCTTTTCTCATATTTCTTTTTTAAGCTTTCCTATAGTTTGGCTGTGTGGGACAAATTCCCAAAGATTTATTGCTATTGCTTTTCTTGTACCTCTTGTTACCTGAGACACCCCATGTGGAACTGTACCAGCATCAAATATTACAAGTCTATTTGATTTCGCATAAATCCTTTCCGGTTCTTTATCAAGACCCTCTGAAAAGATTTCCAACATTCCACCTTCAAATTCTTCCTGTGGTGGATAATATACTGTTCCAATTTGGGAGGATTGTATTTCCCTTGTTGCGGAAAATAATTCCTCATCCTTATCAAAGTGAACGTCTAATCTGTCTAGATAGTGATTATCGGGATCTCCAGAAAGTATTCCAGTCCAATACTCAAAGCCAGCTACATTGAATACTTTATCGATAGGACAGTTGTCTCCCCAGACGTATTTGATCAATCTTTTCTTGAGTGTATCAGGTGGTGTACTCCACCACCCTTCCCAGAAGAAATAATTTGCACCGGCATCTTTGAAGAAATCCTGATCTGCTGCAATTTCTGCCAACAGCTCTTCATCCTTAATAAAGTCGTCAATAACTACTATCACTTAATATTCTAGTTTGAAAGGCTCTCTTATCCCGGTTTCCCTGTTGATAAAATAGCGATCATTACCGGTATTAATATTACCCTGTAAGTGATAAATTATTTCCCTTGCTGCCTTTAATTCTTCTAAAACATCCAGGATGTTGACTTTATGGTTTTTAGATATTGTTAAATCCTCAATATCCCCAATAGCTGAATTTACTTTCGCTCCTGCTTCTTGGAGCATATATTTTACATTTTCCATTCTATACAGTTTTGGATTATACCTCAAAACTACCAGGAAGCAACGAAGAAAAAAAATTTAAATGAGGGAATTATTAACAGATCGGTTAGCTACACCGCCCACACCAGCAATTCCGCTATACAAAGAATACACATTCTTTATTGTGCTATCCCATGGAAATTGAGATTCAGAGAGTCTGAGCATGGGCTTTATAGACACAAGATGATTTTCACCCATAACATCAGAGAACTTACACCTTAGCGTGCATTTGCCATGTACTGGACAAACACAATGTATGTAAACAACACCATCACCAGATGGCTTTTGAAAAAAATCGGAGAAGTGGGTATCAAAACCCTCCTTCTCCTTAAGATATGATTGTAATTCTTCTAAGAACTTCATTATGATTAAACCATATATTCGTTGACCCATTCTTGGACCTTAGCCTGTGGCATTGCCCCAGTTTTCATAGAAACCTCTTTTCCGTCTTTGAAAATAGTCATAGTTGGAATACTTCTAATTCCCCTTTCAACAGCAATCTCTCTAGATTCATCAACATTTACTTTGACAACTTTAAGTTTTGGGTTTGCCTCGTCAATCCTTTCCAATACTGGACCTAACATTTTACAGGGTCCGCACCAAGGTGCCCAAAAATCAACTAGGATGTTTCCTCCTGCTTCAAGCTCCTGATTAAATTCTTCTATCGTCATAATTTTTATTTATTAGTTATAGTTGTTCTTTGTTGGATTATTCCACTACATTAAAATGGTCTGTACCATATCTGGTTGTGTCCGGTATGTAATTTGTGGATTTGGAGACATGATAACAGATATCCCATCTGAGAGGTCATGAAGGCTAGATATGTAATTCATTACGTCGTCCCTTTTCTCTGGTGGAAACTTGTATGTTGACATTACATCATCAACTATCTTATCCAATGAATTTTCAAATTCTGCAGGATCGTGGAACTTAAAATACTTCTCATATTTCTTAACAAAATCCCTAATCATAGCCTGCTCTGGTTGGGTTAAGGATAGGTCGGACATAAAGTCGTCAAATTCTCTAATTAATCTCATAGCCGAAACACTTATTGTTTTACTTGATATATATTCAATAACACTAATAGATAATCGAAATGTCTACAGAAGAAAGAGATACACAAATCGAAGATCAGGTTGATTTTACTAACGAACAGCCTACAGAACAAGAAGAACTTACCCCCGAGGTGACTGATTTTGAACAAACCGACGCTGAGGAGGAAACCCCAGAAATGTCTGTTGATCCTACGGAAACTACAGAACCACAGCAAATGGATCAAACCGACCCAGTCGACCAAACAGATTCTCTACAAGAACCTACTACAGCGGAGATCCCATCGGAACCTGCTCCAGTAGAGCCAGTTCAGCAATCACAAGAAACCTCATCACCCGGTAGAGTAATGAGGTTTGAAGATTTTCTTAATAACAGAGATTAATCTCTCTCAGATCTTCCAAGATCTCTTCTGATTAGACCCCTTACATAATGAGAAATTGAAACTGGGGGTTCCCCAGAGGTCAAAGCCTTCTTAGAAATCTTTTTACTTAGTTCTTCCAGGTCTTCTGTTGATAACAGGACCTGGATTTTTTCTGTTTTATCTTCTCCTTTTGCCATAATTGGAATTTATTTCTACTTTATATATTTAATCCTCCTGGTCAGAAATTTCCATAAATTCAATTCCTCCATAAGGATCACCTTTAGCTTGCATAGGTGAATAGTCATCAATACGATCAGAGACTACAAATGCTTTGTGTGGATTGACCATTACCCCCAGCTTTTTCATCAGCGGTCTGTTTGCTAAGAATGGGGTACTTTTTGAAATCCTGTCGGTTGGAGCAACCTTAACTCCTGGAATCTTAACTCCATTGAAAAGAATATCCATTTTTACAATAGGTCTTTCTTCCGTACCTCTACCAATTTCGGTTTTTGTCCGTCCGATAATCTTACCACTCATTTCATTGTCTCCTATCTTCCAGGTAAGTGTATCACCATCTTCAGATATTTCATCAGCATGTATTGAGGAAGCAGTAGATCCATTTCCGGTATCAAACTTAGCTACCATTTTACCAATTTGAGGAATCTCAATAGTTTCTAAATACCCAACTTCAAGCTTAGATTGGGACCAATTATCTTTTTTAACGACATAGTTAATCACATCATCCACAATGGGTTTTCCTATTGCTTGTGAAATTCCATCCGTTCCTGGTGATGAGTTTACCTCCAAGATATAAGGCTTGTTGGTTTTAGAATCTATCATTATATCAACTCCACACCAGTGGCACGAAACAGCATTTGCAGCTTCACAAGCTATTCTTTCAATCTCCTCAGTTATTTCATAAGCAGAAACTTCTCCGCCTAAAGTATAATTAGTTCTAAAGTCCTTCTCAACCGCTTCTCTTTTCATTGCCCCTAATACTTCGCAATTCTCAGCACCAGGATTTAGTGGATCAAACTTCTTTACAATCACTTGGACTCTAACATCAAAGTTCGAATCAATTTTTTCTTGTAACAGAATTTCTCCATCCGGATCAAGCTTCTCAATAGTTTGATAAACTGATTTAAGAGAAGCATATGAATCAACAATGGAAACTCCGATTCCTTGTGCTCCAGAAAGAAGTTTCATGACAACCGGGAATTCACCACCAACTTCTTCCAATGCTCTATCAAGTCCATCTATTCCATTAACCAAAGAATATCTTGGGATTGGCAGTCCTTCTTCCTCCAGAACTTTTGAGGTAAGGTATTTACTTTCACAGATTTCAATGGATTCTAATGTGTTGACACAAAAGTATCTAGCAGCTTCTAGATCTCTCATTATCTGCTTAGTATAGGAGTTTGTAATTACACCTCTTCTAGGAATTATAGCAGTAGTCTCAGGTTTAATTAAGATCTCTTTAGTCTCGTCACCATCAGAAAATTTAACAATGTGTCCGTTGTATATTTTTTCCAACACCACATTGTTGACATTTACCACGTTACACGGTATGTCCATTTTTCCACATTCTTCAAGAAAAGATTTTGCAGTTTTGCTGGGCTTAGACTCCCCGCTTAAAATAAGGATGTCAACCATCCCGTTATCCTTAGCTTCGTTAAGAAAAGATTCGAAATTAAGAGCAGGGGTTACCTTCTTCATTAAGACAAATAATTTATCCTATATATCCTCAGAGATGTTTCTTATTTCCCTCTTGGACCTCGCTAATGCACTACCTATAACATGGTGCATATCATAATACTTATACTCTGCTAGACGTCCTCCAAAAATATATCTGTCTGAAATTTGGTCAGCAAGTTTTTTATACCTACCATACACCTCCTTGTTTTTGTCGTCAGAGACCGGATAGAATCTTTCCTTACCAACCTCCCACTCTGCTGGATATTCCTTAGTAATAACAGTTTTATCTGTCTTAGTCCAATCAAAGTGCTTGTGCTCACATATTCTAGTCCAAGGTATTTCAGCCTCCGTATAGTTCACAATTGCATTGCCCTGATAATCCTCTATATCCAACACCGATGTTTCAAAGTCTAGACTTCTGTATTCTAGCACTCCCTCGGAGAATCCAAAAAATTCATCTATGGGGCCGGTGAAAACTATCTTATGTGCCTGGGATTCCCAGTATTCTCTTTCCTGTAGGAAATCCACACTAAACCTTACTTCAACATCTCCTTGAATGTTCTCTATCATCTTGGTATATCCACCTATAGGAATTCCCTGATATCGATCAAAGAAATAATTCTCGTCGTAAGTTAATCTGATCGGAAGTCTCCTGATTATAAATGATGGAAGTTCCTTAGGATCCCTGCCCCATTGCTTTGTTGTATATCCTTTTATGAACTTTTCATAAATTTCCTCACCAACCTCATTTAAAACCCATTCTTCTAGATTGGACGGGTTCTTAATTTTTACCTTTACCTCATCAAGTTTTTTTCTGGCTTCCTCCGGCGTTGATACACCAAATAGCTGGTGAAGTGTCATTAGGTTTATTGGGAATGAATACATTCTATTCCCATGCCTTACCTTGGGTTTGTTTACGTAATTGTTGAACTCTGCAAATCTGTTTACGTATTCCCAAATACCCTTGTCCGAGGTATGAAAAATGTGTGGGCCGTATTTGTGGACCTCTATTCCCTCAACATTCTCTGTGTAGCAATTTCCACCATTGTGGTCTCTCCTTTCGAGGATAAGGCATTTCTTGCCTGCCTCAGTTGCTTGTTGTGCAAATACACTACCGAAGAGACCTGATCCAACAATAATATAATCATAAGGTTTTGCCACTACTCTTTAACACTTTGTTTTTGTGAGACCTCTGTAAAAAGGTGGTCAACCTCTACCGCCGAATGTAATTTCTTAAGTTTTTCACATTTTTCAAAGTCTTCCTCAAGTTCAAAAAAATCCAGCAGTTCTTTTACCCTTTCACACTTAAATGAAGTTGAGAAGTACTTATCGGATATGAAGAAAGTTCGGTGCTTCATTATCATGTCATAATTGCTATACATGAAGTCCCGATATTCCTCAAACCCCTCATCAAAGAGATGCTCAGTAAACGGATCTATCATCCCTTATCGATATTTCTGAGTCTCAGCCAATTCTTGATGCTCAAGATAGCGGTGGTTAGAATAATCATCCCACCCATAAAGAATAATCCATTAAACTCGTTATAACCGGAATAAGAATAAGTTAATTGGACTAATCCAAGCATATACCCAAACCACATTAAAACCCAAACTAAATCAGGTATTCTCTTTGTGGTTTTGCTAACCTTTTCAACTTTTTCGTCGTGGACCACTCTAGACAGGGCATCTTGTAAATCCTTCCCATAGGCAGGTACCTTACTTATTTTTCCATCCTCTGATAATATGGTTACCTCATATTTAAGCCAATCAGGGAACGACTCTGAGGTTTTTCTATATTCTGCGTGAATTGCTTTCTTCTTCATTTTCATGGTATTTTTGGTCTATTGATTTAAGGTAGTCGATTGATTCAGATGAACCTATAAGCGCATCTGGAGAATGTAAATAAATGCGTAGGAACATTTGATCATCCTCATATCTTTCTCTAATTGCTTTTAGAGAGGAGAGGTCCGGTAAAAATTTTTTATTAAATCCCATTTAGAATAATGTGTTAATCATAAAGAGGTTAGGGGATATTTTATTGTGCCCCATCACCTCTATGAACCGATTGATTGGATCCAAAATTGTTTTGGTAAACTGCTGATCGAAATCTATTGGTGGTGCAAATTCGTAAGGATGAGTACCCTGGGAATAAGCAAAAACGTTATTGTCTCCTGGATTCTTAACTTTAACAAAATAGAATCTTACCTTTTCACCGCCACCGATAAGTGGATACTTGTCTTTATACTTGGTTGCATTAAGTAGAAAGTTGTGATAAGCAGATGCTCTAACATGAATCGGACACCCCTTAGCAACCTCCAGTGAAGTTGTGTCGTTTAAAACAAACTTTTGGTAATTATTGACATTTACAGCAACCGAGATGTTTTCCGGCTCCTGTGCTTTAAAGTCTTTCTTAATAGCCTTCAGTTCCTGTACAAATTCTCGTAGCTCAAAACCACCACCTTTTCTAAAAATAAACTTGGTCAGATAAATGAGTTTTTCCCTTACAAATGATGGAGTACCACCCTTTACCATTTCAACCCCCGTTGTTTTGATAGAGCTAAGTGGTTCCGAATGCACACCATCTGAGTAGACAATGTTTGTAACGTACTTTTTCTTACCAAGGAAAATCCCGTTGATAGAAAGAGTCTCCATCTCAAAGTCTTGGTAGTTATCTGTGCCCCATTTTTCAGCATAGATGTCAAAACACTTTTTGAGGTAGCCAACCAAACGATTCTCGTTGATTGCCAGGATTAAATCTTTATCACTTCCTTCCCATCCTTCACAAGAAGCAACGACTTCCTGGAAGGTGACATAATTGGAGTCAGTATCCCCATACACTACCATCGGGCGGTGTATTTTTTTGACATTAGTAAGTCCAAGCTTATCGTGTAGCTCTTTATCCTTGTGCCAAAATTCGTGGAAGTACTTGTGGAGGATTTTTTCAGAGTGTTTGATCAAATCTTGTCCTTGCAAAGTCACAGCCTCAGCAACCTCAGGATTGAAGCAAACAAACCAGCTATTACCAATCGCTCCATAGATAGAGTTCATGGTTAGCTTAATGGCTTGTTCTTCGTTTTTAAGCTCGTTCTTTAAAGCAGTGAGCCTTTCAATTTTTTCCTTAAGGTCTTGTACTTCAGACATTCTTTTATTTTTCTATGATTCCTACTGCAGTCGAAGTATCTGTTTGCTCTGAGAAGAAGATGATTCTATTCTCATGAACGTAGCAAGAAGAGGACTCAGCATCAACGTAATTAAGATGAGACTTGTAAATTGAAGATTCAAGTGGATCTTGAACCACGATTTCAGATGGTCCGATATTTAATTTGTAATCAAATGAATCACCGCTAATCTTTACCTGTTCTTTGTTTACCCGATACACCAAAAGCTCCTCAGAGTTTGATTCTAGACCACATAGAGACATGACAGAAGAGAAGTCAGAATTATAGATCTTAAAGTTTGAAAGAGCATCTTCCTGTGAATGAACCATTTTAAGGATGGTATCCTCCACATAAGATAATAGGGAAAGGTCTGCACAACGTATTTTGATCTTCAGCGAAGGTGAAACCACCTGCATTTCGGAAGCAACACATTCACCATCAACATCATTGATATTCAGATCTAGGTGAATGTCCTCCTCTGGTCGGAAGTGTTTAAAACAATCCATCAGTCTGGTCACATCAATTAGACCAATTTTTATACGATCACAACCGAGATCGTCAAATCCAGGAACCTCCTCGAAAACTTGACTTATATCTACGGAAGAATATTTCATAACAGACTTATCCGGCGTGTGTACCTTACAGAACAGCCTTTCGTCATTGAGTTCAAGAAGAACACTCTTATCAACAACCTTTAGCTTTTTAAGGAAAGCTATTAGATTGTTTGTGCTTGTTACCCTAATCTTCATTTCTTACGTTTTAACTTTATTCTTCTATAGAGGTAAAACGATTTGTTTTCGTCTAACACAAAAAAAATCCTAGCGTTTTTGCTAGGATTTAATTTTTTAAGGAGTTAGAAATTAAAGGGTTGATCTTAGCGTATCAATAATTACCCTTTTGTCTACAGGATTTAGAGTTTTTGCCCATTTCCTGATACTTTGCACGTCTGTTGGGTATGCTGGTTGATCAGCAGAACCACCTGTTGATGCTTTAGCATTATCACCTTTATCTTTAGCTTCCCCGGAATCTTTACTTGCAGTATCGGCGTTATCTTTAGATTTTTGAGGATCAAAAGCCTTCTCGGTAAATTTGGATAACGTTTGAACAACACTATCAATCCCCTTTTGAGCAACTTTAGAAATATCTTTTGAAGGAAGTTTTTCCAAATTGCCTTTGACATCTTCTTTTTTGCCTATTCCAAAATCAATCTTAGATCCATTAATATTACTATTTAAGTCATTACCTAAGGCAAGGATTAAATCGTTGTTAAGCGAAACCTTCTCATTATTGAACATCTGAGAAAATCCATTTCCCATCATGTCATAGAAAAGCTTTACCTGTTGTCCAATTAAAGGCTTGTAACCTTTATATGGGCTAGAATCCGAAAGCGTACTACCAAGACTTTTCATGATCTCATCGTATGAAGTGTCTTTGTTGAGGGTGGTGAACTTAGAAATTAACCCCCTTTCAATTTTGCTAAACTCGTTCCAAACTTGAGGCCAGGCTTCTTTCCAAAATGAAGCTGGTGAAGCTTTCTTGGTTTTAATAACTTCCTTCCCTTCAAATTCAATGCTAGGTAATAGGTAGCTTATGAGAGTAGGAAATATCTTTTTCGAAATTCTGTTAAAAGCAGCATTAAAGATCGCCCTATCCGAGCTTTTTTCGATGTTCCCTGCAGTAACTTCCTTGATATTTTCTAACCAAGAATCAACTATGCCCATTGCTATTACATAGGGCTTAATAGACTCGCCGTTGATTTCGATCTCCTGTTCTAACGGAAGCCCAGATCCGGACCAGTTAATGTTTAGAGACTCATCCAATGAAAGAAAATACCTTTTAGAAAAGCTGTGTATATTTTCCATAGGGAAGATTTTTAGATTATATATCTTCCTCGTCTTCCTCTTCCAGATCAAATACTTCTATCTCTGGGTCTAATGAAAGTGATTTAGGTACAACGGATTTTGGAATTAATGAAGCTGATTTGGTTTTCTTCAATGCAGCAGTTACCTTTTTAACCACCTGCTGTTGCTTTGTGATAGCCTTCTTAGTTTCCTGGATTCGTTTCTTTATGTCCTTGATCATTCCCTCAGTTTCTTTGATATGATCTGAGGAAAGCTTCACTATTTGAATTTGGGAAAGCCTGGATGATATCCACTTAGCAAACTTACTAAGAAATTCTACAATCTCCTTATTTTGTCTCTTCTTTTGACTCATGAAAATCAAGAACTTTAGCTTAGCCTCTAAAAACTCTAAGTCTAGCTTCAAATCAACTTCATCTTTCATCAGCCTTTTGAGCCTAACATTTTCTAAATGTACCTTGAAAGAATCCAGGTAAGATTTTACAGAGTCGAACTGTGCTACTGATCCATCCTTAATAAACACAACATTTTCCCTGACAACTATCTGAGTCTGTTTCTTTATGACTTCTACAGCTTCTTTAAACTCTTTTGGGTTTACCTTTTTAAGGGATATTCCTATATCACATTTGCTCTGTGAATTGTTTTCGAGATAGTAGTCATAGCCATATGCCTCAAGCTTACCAAGAAGCTTTTTCATAAAAGATTCATACCTCATAATTGGTGGGAGGTCAAAAATCCGGAGGGTCTTTTTCCTTTCATTTATTTCAAACCCACTTTCTATGATCCAAGAATCATCAGAATCTAACTTATAAATCTTACCAGAAAAATCTTTGAAATAGGGTTTTAGAAGCTTGTTTTTACCCTCAAGATATTCTACGATATCCTCGACCTTTCTAGGAAGGATATTACTTCTATATCCAACTGCAATACCAACAATGTGTGTAAGCAATCCAATAGGAATTTCTAAATGAAGCCAGTCGAACCCGCCCTCTTCGTTTTTTTCGTTGAGATCCTTATGCTTTTCTACTATTTCCTTTATGCTACGGTTAATCTTCACCGCAGTATATCTTGGGGCAGAGGGGTTAGGGTTAACCGGAGACCCAAAGAATCCATCTCCCTCTAGAATTTCAAAAGAACAGCCAAAAGGTCTGGCTAATTTCGAGATTGCACCTGCAAGAGAAGAATCCCCATGGTGATATAACCCAGTTCTAATTACCTCTCCAACAAGACCAATTGTTTTATTGAAAGAGTTGGGACTATTCTCAATAATTATCCTCTGTACTGGAGTTAGTGAATCGTAGAAATTTGGAATCCCCCTAGATTGCAAAACATAGAGTGCATAGTCTCTATACTTTTGATTGATCTGATCTGTTATAGTTAAAGTATTCGCCACCAATAATTGATTTACGGTAGTTCTATATGATTTGAGAAAGTTTGTTTCTAATTATGCAAAAAGCTGAACGTCAAAGAAAAGATCAGCTAGCAGTATCATCCAACTGAACTACCGCCAACTGAACTTTCCTTTGGCGTGCACCTTTTAACTTTTTAAGAACCTCCTTAAGGTCGTTCGGATTTGAAAAAACAAGACATCCAGCGGAATATGTATTAACGTTTTGGGTAGTCCCGCTTGCGGAAGCTCTATGAATGTTAATTCCAAATTTACCGGATTCAGTATTTCCCGGCGAGAAGGTTTCAAAATCAACAGACTCTGGTCCATTAACTGGTTTATATCTATCAACCTTTACATTTCCATCTTGTACAAAAGCTTGGTATCCCTTATGGGTTCCTACTTTATAATTATATACACCAGGCTGGATAATTGCAAGTCCCTTAGGATTAATGACATCGCCCTTTCCGTGGGTAAGATACCAATTTCTAAATTCCTGAACCATAAACATTGGACCAGGCACCGTTGTTGCTTTATATGCCCAAACTTTTTTGTCAGATTCAGGAGACATTAAAACTAAAGCATCTATAAAATGATTGTGGGATCTTTTCTTTAAGCTTAACTTATTTCGCAAAGCAACAATAGTGTATCTCTCCTTATCTATTTTGCTCCATTCCCCCGACTCGACTAAAAAATCTTTCACCCTATCATAAGTAAGGTTTTCTAGATTACTATAAGTGTAAGGTCTACTTGGTGGTAATAAATTAGCATCTGGTGCAATAGCTTCAAAGGAAGGATTTTCTTCCCTAGCTATCTCTAAATTTCTGTTTACTCTATCCCTTTCATGTTGATTTCTCCCAATGTGGGCAATTATCTCGTCCGCAGTTTCCGGTGAATCTGAGGGTGTACCACTTCCTATATCTTGGTTTGCTAAAAACCAGCTTTCCAGTCCTTGTCCTGCTTTAGTAGCTAAGAATAGATCCAATCCAGTGACCTTACCATCGCCACCAAATAATACTTTCCTTCCCCTGGTGGATGGTTTTGTTGATGAAGGGGTGGTAGATCCGGGAGTAGGTCTATTTGCAGCATCCGCTTTAGCCTGACCGATAAACTCGCCAGCAGAAGCTGCTGCATCTTCATTTAATTTTTTACCAAACTCACTAAAAGACTTAATCCTTCCCATCATTGGAAATATTTATGCTATATATCCAGGAGATATTATTCTTTCTGACTGAAGGAGTAAAAGAAAACTACTAAGCTATTCAAAAGGACACTTACCCCGCTGGACAAAAATCCATAAGCAAATGTTGTAAGTGGGTAATGGATCCAAAAATTATTACTAGGTGAATGGAAAAGAGAACCCAAGGGGTTATAGATAATTCCATCGGTTGCTAAAATTCCCAAAATGATACCAACCCAGAAACCACTACACTGCATACAAGAGAATAGCTTATGTAGCATAGGAGCTTTAATCAGTAGATAAATTCTCAGCCTATCAAAGATTGTCCCATTGACCAGGATCGAAGTGATTGACCACGCAATAAGTATAAAATATAAATCTTTCATTAGAATTTGTCTTTATAATTTTCAATAAATTCTTGTTGTTCTGGGGATAAATTTTTAGGCACCTTTATGCCAACCTTAACCAATATATCTCCTCGATATGTGGAATTAAATTCAGGAACCCCCTTGCCTGCTAATCTAAAGATTTTTCCTGGTGATGTGCCGGGGGGAATGGTAATTTTATATTCACCACCTGAAACTAAATTTGGAATAGTAACTTCCTTGCCCAAACATGCTTCCGGAAATGTAAGATCCACATCGCATATTAAATTGTATCCGTCTCTCCTGAAAAAATCGTGCTTCTTATCATAAACATTTACAACCAGATCACCAGGATCGGAAGGTGCTTTAGCGTGATCTCCCTTCTGTGGAACCCTAAAACTAATTCCCGAGACAGATCCCTTTGGGATATTAATTTCTATCTGGTCCGGTTTTCTAACTACCCCTGAGCCAGCACATGTTTTACACATTGACTTTGGAATTTTCCCGATACCTTCACAGGCATAACAGGTTTCATCCATTGCCATCTGGCCAAAGTTGGTATTAACAATTCTCCTTTTTACACCCATGCCAGCACAAACATGGCATGTGTCTAACTCAGCATTCTGGGCTCCGGTACCTTTACAATCAGAACACTGCATCTTTCTATAAAGATTAGCATTCTTTTTAACACCATTAAGAACCTCTTCGAGCGTTATTTCAACTTTGGCATTTATATTGTTGCCTTTTTTGATAACATCGCCCTCATAAAAATTACCGCCATGGAAACCTCCAAATCCATTTTCAAATGGGTTTCTTCCAAATCCACCGAATGGGTTTGGGTTGTCGTACTTGGACTTTTTATCCGGATTACTTAAGGTATCATATGCTTCAGCAATCTCCTTAAATTTTTTCTCAGCTTCTGGATCACCACCCGCTTTATCTGGGTGATACTTCAGTGCTAATTTCCTGTAAGCTTTTTTGATTTCCTCGGGGGAAGAATTCCGATTTACCCCAAGTATGTTATAGTAATCTGGCTTCATTTTATATCCCTAGAAAGAGGATTTAAGCCATTCACGAATTACTATTTCTTTTCCTCTATCCACTGGTGGTATTAGATACCACTTGCTCTTTAAGTCTTTTCTTAGAGAAACGATCTCACCACAAATTTCGTAGTCCTCTTCTCTTTCCCAATAACCAATCATCCTACTACAAAAATCGTCTATCTTTTCTTCAGTATCGAAAATATAGACGAAATCCTCTGATTGAAGTCTAAGAGCATTTAGAAAAAGATCCTGAACTGCTCTTTCAACATGACACTTCAATATATCATACTGGGGATGATCGTCGAAGGACGAACCCCAATCTGAGAAGTGATAATTTCCAGGGTCTATATTCATTGGTTTGTCATGAGTCTAAAAATTTATATATCTCTATATAAACCTTGTGATCGATTAAATCGGTAAAATTAACCTTTAGCTTTTCCAAAATCTGATCTACTTTGTCCTTTCCAAAGTTTGAGTAAAGTACTTCTTTCTTTATCTGAACCTCCATTTCATCATCCCTCTTATATCTTACGGATGAATCTTTAAGGTTAAGAATGGTTTTTTCAAATTCTTCAAATTTTTTTAGATCTTCTTTTGTTAGCTCTTGAGACATAGGATTTGTTCGATATTATGGTGGTAATCCAAAAGGGCTTTATCTTTTTGTTTTACCTCCAATTCTATATCAAACTCGAACCCATATGTTTCGATCTTTTCGTGTATCCAATCCGAGTGTGCTAGCTCCTTTGCAGAGTTGTCTTCAAACAGTGCTTTAGACTCAGAAAAATGTGTTAACGGTGTAATTCCATCCGGCCACGTGTCTATGCAAATCTTCAATGACTCAGATTCAGAAAGACCAACTGGTGGGTTGCATCTGTTGTGCAAATAGTCGAATGTTATAGGAATTCCTATCTCGTCGTGAACCATGCTTTTCAGATCAACCGAGGTGTATTGAGAACCCTTATCATCCACCTCAACAACCAGTCTAGATTTCACAGATTCTGGTAGTAGGTCAAAGTTATCGCAAAATCTTTTTGCAGCTTCCTCCTTTGTAGGTTGAGTGGTATTCACATGTATGTTAATCGGATAATAGTGATTCCTAGGTAAACCCATTAAATCCATGATTTCACCATGTTGACTAAGCTCCTTAATTGCATTATCTACAACATCATCCCTTAGAGAAGCTAAAACAGAATATGGCGAGGGATGGAACGTGATTCTTTGCCCTGTGGATAATGCTACATCTCCTGCTTGTTTAAGTGCTTCCTTTATTTCATCTATGTGCGGAAGATCTTCTAGCTCATACTCAGAGCACCACGGGAACATGTCTGAACTCATTCTATACATTAGAATTTCATTCTCGTAGTTCCACTCAAGTATTTTCTTGAGGTCTTTTACGTTTTGCAAAGACAACTCAGAAGCGTAAGCTATACCTTTGGCAAGGAAGGTCTTTTTGGTCATCGAGCGATTTGTTGTAATTCTATCTTTCTTTTTGACGCCTTCGTTCAGCGAAAGATTTATACAACAATATCCAAACTTCCTTTGCATGGGGTAATAATAAGGATTTATCCGGTTAGGTAAAAACGAATCAGGAGAAATTTGATAACCAAACCTTCCTGGCGTCAGAAGATTTACCAAAAGCCATCTCAAGCATTGCATTGGATTTCCTATCCTTGACGATTTTGGTAATCTTCTTGTTCTTCATTACATGATCCCAATCTTCTAAAGACAGGGAACCAAGACCCTTTAGATACCTAACATTAGAAATCCTTTTACCCTGGCTTTTGGTTTTAAATTCTTCCAGAGAGTAATAATAGGTCTTACTTCTATCACCCACAGAAACAAGAGGTGTTTCTAGAAAGCTCAATTTCTTGTTTTCAACAATCCAGGGGAACCACTTAAAGAAAAGATTTATTAGGAGGGAAGTAATGTGGGCACCATCGGGATCCTGGTCAGTAGCAATTACTATATTATCGTATGGACAAGCCAGATCTGGTCTTTCAGGTTCCAAGTTTAGTATTTGCATCAACTCCAGGATCTCCTTGTTGTCAGCAAGATCTGAGAGACTTCTTGCGTTCTTAATTTTACCCTTAAGTGCATAAACACCATCACGTGTTGGGTTCCTTTTTTGAAGAATGGATCCCATAGCACTTAATCCTTCCACGATAAAGAGGTTCTCGGCATTCCTAGAGGTTGGAGGAAAATACTTATTTGAGAATTTTACCCTCGTATTCTTTTTCTCCTTTCGTATTTTTTTAAGACTCGCATCCCTTTTTCTTGCTTCTACCTCCTTCCTAATTTTTTTGAAAAGCGGTGTGCTGTAAAATTTCTTTAGTGAAGATCCAAAGCTGTTTACAATTATATTTTCAACATCTTCCCTTCTAGTGACAAATTTGGTTTTGTTTTGGTCACCAAACTTAACAAGGGCCGGTGGGAGATTAATAATTAGACAAAAGTCATAGAAGTGGTGTGCGAGGGAATCATCAAGATTGTTATTAATCTGATCCATTATGATCTTCTGGTGAATCCCAGTACAAATAGCAGAATTCACAAAAGAGAATGATCCAGAGTCTGGTGTCTTCTCCCAAATTAGCAGTTCACCGATTTTTGTTTTGTATGAGATCTGCTTGAAAATGCTGGTGTCTACTGGAACCTCTTTACCATCCCAGATGAAATTGATCTTAATGTTCTTCGTGTTCTCCTCAGTTTCAAGCACTCTCTTCTTGAGAAGCAATTGAGACAACAAAATGTCTTTGTTCCATTTGCACTTATCGAAAATATTTGGGAGAGGGGTAAAGCTTACAGAAGTACCTAATTTGTTCCTTCCTCTTTTCAGGATTTTTGCTTTCTGAGGTTTGAAGTTTTTCCACTCCTGGTAGTAATACTCGTTTGGGTTTGTGGTTTCTATTGAGAAAAAGCTTGACATTGCATTTACAAGACTTACTCCCATTCCATTTGTACCAATTAAGGTTTCAGATACGTTGTCGTTATCAAAATTGGAACCTGCCCTTAACATAGATACCGCAGTTGCAATATTGGATAATCCGCTCTTCTTATTTAGTGCTGATCCATTTACAAATCCTTCACCGGTATCTGTAATCTTAATCGTGTTTGTCTTAGAATCCACTTCGACTGAGATGGATGGCATACTCTTTTTCATTCTCTTTGCTTCATCTACGCAATTCGAAAAGACCTCATCAAAGAGCTTATACATCCCAACCGAAATTTGGTACCCAACTGAATCTATCCTATCACTTTTAACAATAGGTATAATTTCCTCGCTGAGCTTAACCGAACCAACATAAATGGTAGGTCTCTTGAGGATGTGTTCAAAGTCGGTAAGTACCTGTATATCTTTAGTTGCCATTAACTATAATTGTTTGAGGTTATATGTGTAGGTCTTGATTAAATTTCACAAAAAAAGCGGGAAGACCCGCTTTTGTATATCGTTTGATTGTAGATTACTCACCAGCTGGCTCAAAGTAAATCTCCTCAATTTTAATCGGTAGAATTTTTGCTTCGTATCCCTTATCCTTTAAAGAAACCGGAATCCCTATAACATAATCTTTGCCCTCGATGGTTTCTACACGGTCAACAATAAACTCAGAATCAAAGAAGATGGTTCTTTTATCTCCAAACCTGTTTAGATCAAAATCAAAATCTTCGGCATCCGTGTCACTATCAATAGATTTACCAATCGTAGATTTGTACTGTCTTGCTAACCTTTCTCTTTCCTGGTCGATAACATCCTTCACATAATCAGGAGCACCCTTACCTTGTGTTGGTACTTCTGCAATGGCTGTAATACTTTCAATCTGTCCAGCCTCCTTTTGTGCCAGTAAATCCCTTAATGCTGGAATTACTTCAGAATATTTAAGTTCCATTTCAGGCCTAATGTTTACATTCTTTCTAAACTTAGACTCGTCATAAACCGGAGTCACTCCTTCGTAGATTGAATTAGTAAACTCCTCATATAATTTTAAATTGTTCATCTCGAAAAATTTCTTTGTTTATATATCTTCGGAGAAAGGATGTTTAGTAATCTTCACTCTTAAACTACCACTTCCTTTAATTACCCGGTGCCAAGTCCCTGATTTAATTGTTATCTCACCAATGCACTTAATCGGAAGCTCGTTATCAAACTGGAACATCCAATCATTAGATTCCAAAAACTGGATAGTTCGGTCTTCCCAGTCCTGGTGCCACTTTAATTCTGCTGGATCTAAGTCCTGATCAAAGCATCTTATAAATTCTGTGCTTGATATTCTCTCCTCAGAAAATGGGTTTACCAAGGGTTGTTAGATTTAAGACCCAAAAGCTTGTGATACCTGTGAACATTGCAAGACCAATATCTTGGTTTCCATTTTGGTCCTGGCTCGGTACATCTATGTCTAGCTCTAAACGACTTTGAAGCTTTCTTGTCATCGTTTTTAATCCTTTGTCCCGGCTGTCCAAACCTTACCTTGACAACCTTGCCCTCACCATTCTTAGTGTATACTGCAAATTTTCTAGTTTCCCCTGGGGTTCTAAAAGGCTTGTTTAGCTTTACTTGTCTACCCTGATACTCTTCTTCGTTAAGTTCAAAAGGAACGTCAAGTATTACATCTTCACCAGCATACTTAGCTTTCTCACCAGCATCTGTACTTATCAGAAAAACATCATCTAGTTCAAGATCAATCTCCTCATTCAACCAAAGAATTCTAGATTCATTGATTAGATCTAACCACGAATCAGATTCAATCCTATAAACACTCTCCATTAAGGAAAGGCCCTTCTCTAAATGGTACTTTAAAGATTCACTTATATTGTGAGATGTATAGGATGTAAAGCTCCTTAGTTTCATACTTTATATATCTATTAGATATCAAAGACGGAAGTTTTTTTCCTGTAAACTTTATCATCAACAACCAAAATATCAACTACACCATTCACTAGGTGTTTCATTGCTTGTTCAGTTTCGTTAATAATTGGTTCACCATGAACATTAAAAGAGGTATTCATCAACACCGGAACTCCGGTAATTTCTTTAAAAGCCTCTAGTATAGGGAAGAAAGGTTTGTTATCTTTTTTAGCAATTTGAATCCTTGAGGTGTTATCAAACCTATTTATAACCCCAGGGATTTTATTCACCCATTCCTCTTTTACCGGATAACAGATGGTCATAAATTGGGAAGCATATTTAGATTTGTAGCAGTAGAAGGGGACTGATTCAAATCCATCCATAACTACTGGAGCAAATGGCATAACTTCATTACGATTGAGCCTTCTATTCACATATTCTTGGGCATCTTCTCTACGGGGGTCAAACATAATAGAGGTTCCACCCAAAGCTCTTGGACCCCATTCCCTTCTGTTAGAAAAAATCCCAACTACCTTACCCTCAGACAATTCCGAAGCTATCTGGCTGTAATTTAACTCGGTCTCTTCAACCCCAGGATGAATAAAGTTAGTATCCGTTTTATTCCCCCAGAAAACATTATCAATAGTCTGTACATCAAATTCACCAAGTTCATTGGCCTTAGCTATTGCAGCACCGATCGCTAATCCTCCATCTCCCATTCCAGGGGCAATAAAGATCTCATCAAATTCAGAAAGCTCATTTATCTTTTGGTTCAGCTTGACATTTGAGAATAAACCCCCGGCTAATGCTAATTTTTTACAAGAAGGAAATTTTTGCTTCAAATACCCGATGGCTTCAAGAAAATATTTTTCTGTTAGGTATTGCAGCATGAAGGAAGCATCCATTTGGATCTTCCTGTTCTTAAGATCCAAGGATTCAAAATAGTCTCTAACATCCCAATAGTGTTCCCAAAAGAAACCCTCATTAAAATCAAAAAAATGTCCGATGGCTTCATTGATCTCAGTATTAAATGAACCCTGAGAAGCCATACCTACAATTTTACCCTCGTCTTTACCACCAAACATATTATTCAAGAGACAAAAAGCATCCCACAGTGAAGCAATCGAATCAAAGTTTCTGTATTCCAGCTCGTTGGTGAGCTTAGAACCATTTCCAATGTAAACAGAGCAGTTGTTCCTATTCTTTATATGATCTTCAGATTTCCACCAACTATCTGGATACATCATCACCTGATATGGGAAAAATTTCGTTTCCCTGTCTACTTCTCCTCTAGCTAATTTTATAAAATCCTCCTCAGGGATCTCTGTTTTGCGGAAAGGTAGTTTTTGTTCGTAGATCTTTTGAAGAACCTCTTTTGTCAAAACAGATTCATGAATGCCATTACTATCCCCAGCATCATAAGTCAACACTAGGGTTTCCTCTGAAAAACCAGATAAGTAATATGCGGTACATGCATGAGCATAGTGGTGGTCGAAAAGATAAATGTCCTTGACGTCAAGAATTTTTTCGATATAATCAAGTCCACACAGAACAGACTTTGACATAACAACAATCACATCATCATCAAATGGCGTTATACCTGTTTCTTTTTCTAAGGCTTGCAAGGAGAGATCTGGGAATAAAAACTGTATAAAAATCCCCTTTACCCTTCGAAATCTTTCTTCATCAAAAGCGTATTTTACAATCCCGTCCTCTATTAGAGCTACACCACAATCGTGTGCAATTGCAGATATGGAAAGAATTTTTGCCATCCTAAATATTTATTGTTTAACGGCTTCTCTTGATTTTATAGCTTCTGCCTTTTGTGCTGCAGCATTTCTATAATGGTCTAGGTTTTTGAGCATCCTATCTTTCTCGTTTGGTGGGAGGGATGAGAAGAATTCCTCTCTAACAACCGCATCTATTTTTTCGAATGCTAGCTCTGGATTTCCAGTGTGGAAAGCTGCTAAAGCATATTCATCCAAAAGTCTCCACTGCCAAACCTCTGGCTCAACGAATAGTATATCAGAAGTTCCCGGATTTTTGACTGCCATGTTGCCATAGGTAAACGACATTACCCATCTTCCCCTCTCTCTGAGTTTTCTCATTGCATGGAAAACAGCTTCAAGTCTTTCTGGCCTATATTCCCATGCTCTAGAATAAGCTTGTATAACCTCATCTGGGTGTCTTCCTAACTGCTCTTTGATTTTTCCGATCATATACATTGAATAGTATACCTCTTCTTCCCATCCACCTGCTTCAATCCTTTTTTCGTAAGCATCGATCGCCTTCACTTTCTGGTTTGAATCCCTATAGCTTTGTGCTAAATAGAACATATACCTTGTATTTGTAGGCTCATCCTCAAGTGCTTTTTCGAGAATATTAGCATCATTCGCATATTTCTCTTCAAGTGTATTTGCCCTTTTAAGCGGGCTGATGTCGGCATCAACGTAACATTTATCTCTAGGGATCTGGTATTGAATCAAAGGTTCCTTCCCAGGTAATTCCAAATATTCATGGAGTACCCCCTTATAAACCCAATCCTGGTCAGATCTTACAATTTGAGCCCTATGATATTGAAGGTTGTTGAGCTTATAAAGAATCTGTAAGCAATCAACCTTCTCTTTTGGTAAATTGCTAAAAGGATTTACCTCAGGATTTGCTACTCTAAATGTATCGTCTGCATCGATTATCCACCTATAATCACATTTTCCCTTAGCAAGCTGTAAACTTTCTGTTCTGTTTACCTCAAAATTTACCCAAGGTCTTTCGTGAACCTCCCCGTCAATACCGAGTTCTTCCATAGTAGAATTAATCTCCTGGATAGTATTATCAGAGGATCCAGTATCAACTATGACATAATAGGAAATGTAAGGAGAAACTTGAGTGAGACACCTCCTAATAGTGTCCTCCTCATCCTTTACAATCATAACAAGACAAAGTGAAATGTCTTGCTTTGTTAAATCAACCTGCTGGTTTGAAGATTTTGATTTACTGGGGGTAGTAGATTTTTTTGCCCTTTTCTTTTTGGTCTTGGAAGCCATAGAAACTAAATATTGTCGTTTCTATTTATATCCCAATAATTAGAAAAATTTCACCTTATCCTCGAGCTAATGAGGTAATTCTTTCGAGAATCAGTTCATCATTAAGGGTAAGTGTGAAATCGCCAACCGCCTTGATGTTTTTTTCCTTTTTTCTAGCAACAAGATCTAGGGTTACAAAACCCGTTTGATCGTCCGGGTATTCAATAGCTTTTTTCTTTTCATCTTCACAGACGGGGTCAAAAGCCATTCTACTCATTCCTCGACCATTCCAATAAACCAGAGTGAGATTGTCTAATTTACCATCAAGTACCTTTACTACCTGATTTTCTCTTAAACATTCAATTCTAAGTGTAGATCCGGTTGTCTTAAATTTAGTAGATGGTGTAACCAAAAAATATCCCCTACCGTAAACAAGTCCAGGGACTGTGTTATTTTTTGCGGATAGCAGAGATAGTGATCCTTGGAATCTGTGTCTCTTGAAACGAATTCCGAGCTCCATGAAAAGTTTTTCAACAGCAGATATGAGATCCTCTACATCAGTTTTTGGTGCATCAATTATTACATGGGGATGTTTTCCTCTAATTAATTTAGGCTCTTTTACATCAACCTCAGCAAAATACCTGAGGTAGTTTGTGATGACCTCAATAATTGTTTCTAATTGCTCCTTCTCGGAGAGGTTTAGTTTTTTCTTATGCTCTAGCTCAGATTCAATCTTTGCTAGAAAATCATCTACCAATTTATCTTGATGAATACTCATTTTTAATCTCTTATCCTTTTCCAGGAAAAATCTGTGTCTAATTTAAACCTACCGAAGAATGGGAATTTGTTATTCCATTCCTCAGGAGAAATAAGACTTGCAAAAGTTTCTCCCTTTGAATTTTCATATAGATATATCTCTGTCCCGATATGTGCTTCAAAAGACATTGTAGAATTCCAAACAAGCTCGTTGTCTTCAAATTCCTGGAGAAGGTCCGAGATTTGTTCTTTGATCTCCTCAGCTCTTTTACCAAATTTGTGATTTGAGTGTATTGCAGCACGCTGTTTGAATAGCGCTAAACCAGAAACATCTATCTTAGGGGAAGATATTGAGGTTGCATATGGCTTGAGGAAGGCATCATACTTACCACTATCTTCGCTATAAACAATATTATCAGGAAGCTTTTTCTTTCCCTTCTTCATCCTGAGGTTTGTAACTAATCCCGATTTTGTCAAGCAATTGTTTGTAGACCCTTTCTATTTTTTTAGAAGCATCTACCTTAACAAGCTTTCTGCTTTTTTTATACTTCTTGACTAAGGGTAAAGTTTTCTCCTTATATTCCTTGAATCTCTTGGATATGATTTCTGGATCCTTATCGTCAGCACGATCTTCTTTCTCGGCTCTTTTCATGATTCTATCTTTGGCTTTTTCCTCTTCCAAATCTAGATAGATCACATGGTTCAAACCCACACCTAACTTTCCAAGAAGGGAATCAAGTAGCTTAGCCTGTTTAACGTTTCTTGGAAATCCATCAATGATAATCCCGTTCTCCAAATCAGCCTTTCCTAGTGCCTTTCTTAACATCCTCACCATAACCCGATCAGGTATGAAATCCCCTTTCTCCACGGTTTTCTTCAATTCCTTATCATCAGAATTTCTAATAAGCTCTCCCGTAGAAATATGGGTAAATTTGTTCCTATCAACAAGTTTCTTTGATAGAGTTCCTTTACCAGATCCCGGAGGTCCCAGAATAACAAGGATCTCTCCTTGTTTATCCGGGATAACTCTTTCGTTTATAGCAATAAAATTTTCAAAATTACGTACCTTCTCCATTGTAGTATATTTATTTAAGAACCACAAGACAAACAATCATCTGGATTGTCCAAGCTACAAGAAAGATCGTTCATAGTTTGTTCTGCCAAAGCTTTGAGATCTTCGTTTGCTACTCTAGGTTGAGGTTCTACAACAACTTGTTTTGGTGCTGGAGCAGTTTCTTCTACCTTTTTGTATTTGCTCGTGTCAATACCAAGACCTGAAAGAGCATCTACTGCAGCTTTTGTTCTTAGGTAATACATACCAGTTTTAAGACCTAATTTCCAAGAATGGAAATGAGCTGCAGTAAGTTTGGCAGCATTAACTCCCTCTATAAATAGGTTTAGAGATTGTGATTGGCAAATGAATTTACCACGATCAGCAGACATTTCGATAAGATCCTTCTGCTTGATCTCCCAAACTGTTTTGTAGATCTCCTTGATGTCATCAGGGATATTTGGAATATTTTGTACCGATCCTTTATGGATGATAATCATATTCTTCATATCCTCATTCCAAAGTCCCAATGAAATTAGATCTCCAACTAGGTGCTTATTAATAATCACATATTCGCCACTTAGAGTTCTCCTAGTGTAGATATTAGATGTAAAGGGCTCAAAAGCTTCGTTGTTACCCATAATTTGTGCTGTCGAAGCTGTTGGCATAGGAGCAATAAGAAGAGAGTTTCTAACTCCATGCTTCATAACATCCTTTCTGAGTTTTTTCCAATCCCATCTTCCCGAGAGATCCTCGTCATTTACCTGCCATAAGTTATATTGGAATTTACCCTCACTTAATGGAGATCCTTCAAAAGTTTCATAAGCTCCAAATTTCTTAGCTAGATCTTTAGAAGCTGTCATTGATGCGAAGTAGATCGTCTCAAATAGTTCGGAGTTAATTTTCCTTGCCTCATCAGAAGTAAATGGAATACCCATGGTTGCATAAAGATCCGCTAAACCCTGAATTCCAATACCAATCGGACGATGTCTCATGTTGGATCTTTTAGTCTCAACAGTAGGGTAGAAGTTTACATCAATTACCCGATTCAGATTTACAGCAGTTTGATATGATACTTCATATAAGTAGTCATGATCAACCTCACATTTTCCTCTGGTAATCTTTGATGTTCTTGCATCTGTAGATTTTAAGAACTTGTTAACCGGGATGGAGGCCAAATTACAAACTGCTTGTTCATCCTTGTCTGTGTATTCGATAATCTCACAGCATAAATTCGAAGATTTGATGGTCCCTAAATTCTGCTGGTTTGACTTCCTGTTAGCAGAGTCTTTGTAAAGGATATAAGGAGTTCCGGTTTCAATTTGAGACTCTATAATCTTTCCCCAAAGTTCCCTTGCTTTAATAGTTTTCTTTGCTTTCCCAGCCTCTTCAGCTGCTATGTACATTTCATTGAACTTCTGTCCATAAACTTCATGAAGTCCAGGTACCTCAGAAGGAGAGAACAAAGACCACATTTCATCTTTTTCTACCCTTTCCATGAATAGATCAGAAACCCAAAGAGCAAGGAACAGGTCTCTAGCTCTTCTTTCTTCCTTACCTGTGTTCTTTCTTAGATCTAAGAAATCTTCAACATCAGCGTGCCATGGCTCTAAGTAGATAGCAAAAGATCCTTTTCTTTTACCGCCACCTTGGTCAACATATCTTGCAGTTTCGTTGAATACTTTAAGCATAGGTACAATACCGTTTGATTTACCGTTTGTACCTCTGATATAAGAACCGGTTGATCTTACGTTGTGGATAGCAAGACCAATACCACCAGCATTCTGAGAAATCATAGCAACATCAGAAAGAGTCTTGTAGATTCCAGGAATAGAATCTTCCTGCATAGTTAAAAGGAAACAGGAAGATAGCTGTGGTTTTTTAGTACCGGAATTAAATAGCGTTGGAGTTGCATGTGTCATCATATGAGTTGAGAGAAGCTCATATGTTTTGAGAGCATTTTTAATATCATCTCCCCAGATACCTACCGCAACACGCATGTACATATGTTGTGGGGTTTCTGCTGGCATTCCATGCATTTTAAGGAGGTAACTTTTTTCAAGCGTTTTGAATCCAAAGTATTCGAAGTTGAAATCCCTATCATGTATAATGGCAGAATCAAATTTTTTCTTATTCTTCATTATTACCTCGTAGGTTTCATCACCAATAAGACCTGCAGGCTTATTAGTTTCTGGGTCGATGTAGGAATATAAATCCTCAATCGTTTCAGAAAATTTCTTCTTTGTAGACTTATGCAATCTAGAAATAGCAATTCTTGCTGCCAAAATTGAATGGTCTGGGTGACTTGGAATAAGTGATGCTGAGGTTTCAGCAGCTAGATTATCTAACTCCCCGGTCGAAATTCCATCATAAATTCCCGCGATTACTTTTTGTGAAATGCCCATCCAATCAACAAAGTCGTTGTTCAGGCCATAAGTCATCTTTTTTACACGATTAGAAATCTTATCGAATCTAACCGCTTCTTTGGATCCGTCTCTCTTAGTTACGTACATGCTTGCTTTTATTTTTTTAGAAGTCTACGTCCATATCGAACGCATTTTCGGAGGAATTTTTCACTCCAGCTTTTTGGTATTCTCCAACTCTTTTTTCAAAGAAGTTGGTCTTACCTTGTAAAGAAATGTTTGCCATAAAGTCAAATGGGTTTTCTGCATTGAAAACCTTTGGACATCCAAGATCTACAAGCAATCTGTCAGCAACAAACTCTAAGTATTGTTTCATAAGATCTTGGTTCATACCGATTAGCTTAACAGGCAAAGATTCAGTAATAAATTCCTTTTCAATCTCCAGTGCACTGAGAATGATTTCTTTGATTCTCTCCTCAGATACCTTATTAGCTAGGTATTTGTTGTGTAGGAGTACTGCAAAGTCACAGTGCATACCTTCGTCTCTTGAAATAAGTTCGTTTGAGAAGCTTAATCCAGGCATCAATCCACGCTTTTTAAGCCAGAAGATTGAACAGAAAGAACCAGAGAAGAATATACCCTCCACTGCTGCGAAGGCAACTAGTCTCTCTTGGAAATGCTCAGATTCAACCCACTTTAAAGCCCATTCAGCTTTTTTCTTAACTGCTGGGATAGTTTCAATTGCATTGAAAAGCATTTTCTTCTCAGCTTGATCAGAAATATAGGTATCAATCAGAAGTGAGTAGGTCTCAGAATGGATGTTCTCCATCATAATCTGGAACCCGTAGAAGAATTTAGCTTCCGAGTATTGCACCTCCCTGACAAAATTTTCAGCTAAGTTCTCATTCACAATACCGTCTGATGCAGCAAAGAATGCCAACACATGCTTGATAAAGTGTCTTTCGTTGTCATTCAACTTGTTTCTCCAATCGTCAATATCTGCCGAAAGGTCAATTTCTTCTGCTGTCCAGATACAAGCTTCCTGGTTTTTGTACATCTCCCAAATCTCCTGGTGTTGGATAGGAAATATAACAAATCTGTTAGGATTTTCTTGTAAAATCGGTTCCGGTAGCGAATAGTCCTCCTTCATAATTTAATACTTTGTTTTTTTTTAGTTTAGTAATTGTTTGCCTGTCTTCGACGATTTTCCTCGTTCTTACTCATGTACATGTTGTACATTTCCTGGGAGGTCATTCCTATGGAGGCTGCATAGTTCATAAAGAAATGTAGCATGTCTACAATTTCAAACTTGCACTCCATTTTGTCGGATTCAGAGAGGTCAGAAAAGCTTTTGTCTGAATAAGTGGTATATGCACTTTTCCACCTTTTCCAAATAGCGTTTCCGTTACCGTCTTTAATACCACCGAGAGCATCAGTTGCCTCGTGGATCTCGTCGATTAATGCGTGATTGTTCATGTGCCAAAACTCCATAAGGTCTCTTAGAGACATCTCGTCGAAGTTGTAACCATAAACATTCTTCTGGGTTTCTGCCTGAAGATTTAGAATGTCGCCTAGAGTATCTTTAGATTCGGGATAAAGGTTTTCGATCTGTAGGTCTGCACATTGATTATCTGTATTTGCCATATTTGTTTGTTTGCAATAGTTTTTTAAAATCCCTTCCCGTCTCTAGGTTTTTTATATATCAAGTGGGTCCCTAAAGTGCGGTGATTTTAGGAAAATTCTATGTTAATTTTTTCAATTGTTTCTCCAATCCGTCAATTTCTATTTGTAACTCAAGCATTCTCTTTTTTGTTGCTTTCCTTTTTGAGTACAGATCCTTAATTATTGTCTTCAGAATTGGACTTTCATCATCCCCACCAAAAAGAGCAGTGGAAGAGGTTTTCACCCATCCCTCTTTGGCTTCAGATATATCTTTTCCAAGTTTACCCTTATAAACCTCCGGAGAAATACCCCATTGGACAATCGTGTTTGGGTATAGTGAAGCAAAGTCGTAACAAGCAACCCATTCGTGTAGTCCCTTGATAGGCTCTTTCACATATCCACCAATAAACTTGACATGACTTTCTTCCTTCCTCTCATTCACAAAGACCTGATTCCTCTCCAAGAACTTTTTGAGCATCATAACCTCAGTCGCCCACACTGGAGAAAGTGCCCTACTGATTTCAACACGGTTGAGGTTGGCTATTTTAAAATAAGTTAACAGCGTTTTTAGCTTCACATCAATATAGTGGACAAGAGCACAGTCAATTACGTTGTAAAGAATAAACTTAGGGAAGTCAGACTGGTAAAGGTCCCTCAAAGATCCTTCATATACTATCTTCTTTAATCCTGTAGCCTTTTCCGCTACGTAGTCCAATCTATTGCTCTCCTTGATCTTAATTGTTCGATCCCATTTTTTATAGATCTCAAGATAATCGACCATTAGTAAGTGCATGGGAAGATTGTTCTTACCTATAAGCCAATTGGCTGGTGAAATTACCTTGGGGTCGATACCAAGTCTCTTAGCACGATTAACCAGATACGGCCAGTCATACCCAAACCAGTTCCATCCGGTAATCAGTGGCATTTTAGGAGCCAATTTCTTGAAGAAAGTATAAAGCATATCATACTCCGACTCAAACTGATGGTACTTGAAAGACCATTCATCTCCCATCGGCTCCAAGTACTCATTGGTCTTTTTGTAAATGTCTGCTTGTTCTTCAGCTGAAAGTGGGTCCAGTCCTAGAATTATCGACTTACATCTATCGGTTGCAATACCGATCGAAAGTACTTTATTCTTAGCATTAGCAGTATCCAAAGAATCCCCCATTTCGTCGGTCATCTCGACCTCAATATCCACAAAGTATTTTTTTGGAATCTGGAAATCCCAAAGGGACTTAGTTAGCTCTGGATCAGCTTCTTCCAGAATCTGAACCATCCTATATTTGTCATACTTCTGAGTGTTGACCTTTCTAACAGGCATTCCATCCCAAGAATGCCAATCAGCTTCTTTTCTCCTATCATTGGGTGAGCACTTTTCCCAAATAAATCTCTCTTCTTCCGGGACTGGAACATCAACAAAAATTAAATCACCATCTTCAGAGTATGATGATACCTTTAAATATGTTCCTTTATTTTCAATATCTACAATCATGGAATAAAATTTGAGAGTACATCTTTGGAGAGGATCTCAAAAGATATATACAACATACTTATGGATAGCAGGATCAAAAGTTTCGAGAATTTCCTTAATGAATATTATATTTCAGCAGCACCTGGAAGCGTGGTTGTCCCGGGAGAATGGTACAAGGATAATGTCAATTCTAGAAACTACAGACCTGCTTACACGCAAACCCCACAGGTAGTTGATTCAATGTTCCAAAGCACAGATCTTTATAACTATTTAGATACTCTAGCTGAAGAACAGGAATTTTCCGAAATGGTAAAAAGAGGCGAGGCTCCAAAAAACCTGGTAAAGTATTTAAAGAAAAGAATACACGAAGAACTTTCACCAACTGCCAAGACCTCTGAAGAAAAATAAATATCAGAGAATTGGACTATATTGACTATCCACTTTCTGAAAGTGCATACTATCAACAACCACACCCTAAGGATTCAATATTTCTAAGAGATTCCAGTGGTCACTACAGACCCGACTGGTTAATAGAATCTTGGGGAAGGGATAGAAAAAACTCAACCAATAAAATTAGATCATCCAGCGCTTTTGTTATCGGTGGGCAATCACCAGACGGCAAAGGAGACAAAAAATATGATGGTGTCATCTATAGAGCATTTGATGAAACAATGTGGTCACACCATCTATTCATCAAAGCAAAGAATAATACATTTCTAAACCAAAAGAGCATAGGAATAGATATTTGCAACTACGGTCCTCTGACCAAAACAGAAAATGGAGATTTCTACACTTCTACACAAATAAAGGTTAACAAAAACCAGGTTACCGAATTAGAATCACCATTTAGGGGAACAAGGTATTTCCACAGCTACTCAGATGCTCAGATTAAATCCATTAAATCTCTTATATTAGAGCTAAGTGAAAAATATGAGATTAACCTTAAAAGAGGGCTGAAAAAAGAAATCGAGAAATTTGGGGTTTACGGGGGATTTGAATTATCCGAAGAAGCACTTATGGGTGGACAGGGTCTTTGGTCTCATAGCAATGTAAGGATCGATAGACTTAGCTGTCCTCCACACCCAGATTTAGTCAAGGTGATTAAGGGACTCTAAATACATCCTAAGCTTTTTATCAGTGGGCACAAAATCAGTTTTGCGATTTACAAAAATATCCCAGGATTCTTTACCATATTTTCCAATCCCAGGCAAATCTTCTACGCTTTTAAACCCCCCGATCCACTTTTGGCTCATCGAGACTATTCTTTTAGCTTTTACATTCCCAAAACCAGTTCCTCTTATAATGGGATAGATTTCGCTAACATCTAGAGAAGAGCATTTCTCCGGAGATTCAATTAAATCAAAGAGAGGGTTAAGTATTTTTCTAACTTGCTGATTGGTTGTTTGATTCAAGAGGATGCAGATCACGGTCATCTTCCATGGATTATCTACATAGTCTTCCTGAATCAGCCTTTCCATTATCTATTCCTTAGCTTTTTGAGGTATGCATTTATCTTATTGTCGAACTCTGATGCTGTTTCTGAATAACCCTTACCCATGATAGATGAAAGCTTATCTATTACAGATCTACGGTCAAGTATAATTTGGTAATCTGGATTCTTTTCCTTCTCCAGGATTTCCTGTGCAATCTCTCTAGCGAATCTTTCAAATATTTCTTTTTCCCTCGACATAATAATAAAGCTCAATCTTTAGTGATCGAGCTTTATTATTTCTAAACGTAAGAAAAATTTCGGTATTAAGCGATTTTAATTTTCTTAGGCATGGATTCTTTCTTTTTACCTATAGCAACCTTTAAAACACCATCCTCAATTTTTGCTTTAATAGAATCAGCATCCGCTTCATTAGGTAGCTTGAACTTCCTTGTAAAATCGTCCGTCCAATACGACTCGTTATCCTCACCAGTGATAACTAAGAAATTTCCCTCAACGTCAACCGAAATATCATTTTTAGAAAACCCAGAAACAGGTATTTCTAAAACATACTCGCTATCCTTTTCATCAACAAAGTAATTGCGGCTTTGAATAACCGGATTGGTGTTGTCGAAAATCTTTTCCATCATTTCCAAAGGACTGTAGATAGTTGTTCTGTTCATAGTTTGTTTTTTTACTACCAATAGTTCAAATCCTATTCCAATACTAAAAAACAAAGAAAAAGGTGCCTTTTTGGCACCTTTTAGCAATCTCATATGACTTTTCGTCTTATTTCTGCAAAGACTTCATCATCTCCTTGAAATCATCAAAGCTTTTAATAACACGGTCTTTCTTTTTCTTCTTTTTACCAGCTCCTTTTGCTGCTGGGGTTCCTACAGTAAGAGAAGGAAACTTATCTCCAGATCCAACCGCTCCGTTATAAAAATCTGCATTGGTACCACCTGACGAAGGGGCTTCAACATTTCCCATTCCCTGAGTAGTGCCTAGAGTAGCGAATGCTCCACCGCCGTCTCCAGCTGGTGCAGGTGCTCCTCCATCCATTTCTTGGAGCTCATACCCTTCACATCCACAATTTTTCATTTCTTCGTCCATTTGCCATTTTTCAACACAATAGTCGTTTTCGTCCAACCATTCCTTGATTTTAAGTTCCATAGCATCTGGAGTTTCTTGGTCTTCCATTACGGGAACGTCCTCACAGCACAAACAAACTAAAGTTCGTCCGTTAGTAGAATTTCCAGTTGGATAATACATTGAATCCATTTTTAATCTAATATTTTTTGAACATTCTTGGCAAATATTCTAAGAGAATTACCTTGCTCGTCTTTAGCTGTATACCCAACAATATCTTTGTAAGCATCATATATTGGAGAAATCACAAGCAATTTGTTACCGCTGGTATCAAGTATAAGCTTTCCTGACAAATCATCATACTGCTTGGTAGTTTGAGTTGTTGTCGTAGTTCTTGATCCCTTATTACATCCACATCCCATTTTATGTTCTTTAAATTGTTTCTATATTTATCTATAGTCCTTTCTTAATTCCTTCCTCCGCAAATAATTAAACAGGTACCTCAGTGCCTTTTTATATTCTTTGCCATTCCTGAACGGGGATGGATAAGTCCTAATAGTGTTTCCTTGACCCTCTGGGGTTTCATCCGATTTAATTGGATTGTATCTACGAACCACTCCCGTCGGGTGTATGGTATAAAATACCTCGTCATACCCTTTTACCTCGGGTTGCTTTTTTCTTTTGAATTTGAGGGTGTTATTCAGTTCTTGTTGCTCAGAGGTCTCGTCAGAAAAACCAAGATCTATGATATCTCTGTATGCATCAGACTTCCTTATCTTATCAAGATCTATGCTTCTCCTCTCATCCTCAAGATACTCAGATTTAGGATCATACTTATCAAATTCAAAAAGATTTATCATCCCTTCTTTCTTTCCTTTATCCAGTCCCTATAATCCTTAAGATTCTCAAGGTTCCTTTTGCCTGCTTTATCTTTCTTAGCATCTGGATTAAGATAGGGAATTATAGGTTTGATTCCATCACCAAAATTCATCTTAGGAGTAAAAGAAGGCATATCTTTAGAATCGATAACTCCAAGGGAGGATCCACCTTCATTAACAGGCTTCCCGTCTTTAACGTTTTCTGGTAAATCCTTAGATTTTGTTTTTGCAAACTTTTTGAGATCCTTGTCAGTCATAGGTGCAATGAACTTACCATCTTTGTCTTTATATCCAAAGGCAATCTTTTCAATCTCCTTTCTGTATTTAGCATTGATGTCCTTGAGCTTTAGCTCGTTTTGTCTTAGAGCCCACGCTTGGCCCATAATTGCTTGTTGTGATTTACTTACTGATGGCATGCTAAATCTTATATTTTTCGAATGGTATGATAATTCTCATCCCCTCCTCGACTTTTTGAAGCTTTGTGTAGTAATCTGGGTCCTCAACCAAGTGATCTTTAGCTATTTCAGCAGCTAAGTCTCTATCGTCAGTGTGCTCCATTTCTACCTCAATTCCCATTTGAAGTTGTTTCTCCAGATGTGATAGCATTTTTTCGATAGCATCACGATCTACGTGGTCCATAGAATCATCGTAGGTATGCATAATGGCAATATCCCTCAAATTCTTCCCAGAAGAAATACCACCTTCGATTCTTTCATCAGAATCCTCTTGCAAGTAAAGTCCCTTCATCTTTTTTTTAATTTCCGCAGGACTCATTGGCTTGGCATTCAATTCCCAGTTGGCTGCAGGATTAATGATCTTCTTCTTTCCCTTCTTCCAATCCGGGAATGTCCAAAGCCATCTATTGTAACCCTTCCCAACTATTTCAAATCCCTTGTCTCCTGGTTGGATAGCAATGGGTGATTGTGGGGGAATGTAACTGCCGGTATTTGCCATTATTCTATAACTGCTTCAATTTTGGATTTTGAAATCTGTGTGGTTTCAAAGAATCCAGTGGTTCCCTGTAGGAACTCTGCTACTTTTGTTTCAACTTCAATCACAGACTCAGCTGCAACTAGAAATTCAGATCTGTGAATTACTGGATCACCATTTCTTTTGGTTTCAGTTGATTCAAAGCTAACTTTTGCTACGTAATATCCCATGTGTATAAAATTTACTTCTTATATATCGATTGGACGGTTTTATTCCATTCTGATCTACACAGAAAAGGCAGCCGAAAGGGCTGCCTAATATCTGTTTGTAGTTTGGTTTCTTAAGCGTTGTTCTTTGCCTCTTGAACATCCAACCTTACTTGTTGAGCAAGCTTCTTAACTTCTTGCATGGCTTGGCGAACTCTTGTTCCAGCTGCCTTATTGCCTTTTTCAACAAACTTTGCTACGTCAGCTTCTGCAGCTTCCATAACTTCTTTGATTCGATCGAAATTTTCCATAATTGTTTAAATTTTCCTTATTTATATAATTGTTAAAAGTAAATGTTTCGATTTAGGTTATCTACTGATTATGAACGTTCCCTTGTGGGATCCTTCTTGCATAGACCATTCTGGCCCTAAGAAAGAAAGCAAAACGGATTTTACCATCTCTTCATAGTTTTCAATATCCATATTATCCTGCATTTCGTCAAATATACGAATTACTTTTGGATTTTTCTCAAGATAATTTAGTAAAGCTTTGGATACCTGCTCCAAGAATCTGCTTAAATCGTTATCTTTAAGAGTGAACTTAACATCGTTCAGGTCAGGAATCTCTGATTTCTTAATAGCAATGTCCTCTATGATTTCAGGGGCAATCTCATTTACATTGAGAATTGCATAGGAATTTTTAGGTCCCTCCATTGTCTCATACTGTGAATATTTACCAACTACCAGCATAAATCCTTTTTGGGATCCATTCTCAAGTTCTAATTGAAAAAGGTAGTTATAAATATCACCATCCTTCACTAGCAAAAAAGGGAAGGTTCCAAACCCATCTCCTTCGTTGACAGAGCTAGATTTTAGGAAGTCTGAGAAATTCTGTATTCTTTTTTCCACTGGTTTATTTATATTTTTTTATATATCAGTCCCTGACGCTTGTAATAAGGTCGTTGTAAAGATTAGATACCTCTTTTGGAACCATCTTTTTGAACTTAGAAAAGTCTTGGTCCTTCATAGCTTGTCTAACCTCAGTACCGCTCGTTACCCTTGGTGTTTCTACAATACCAAGGTCATCACTTATTTTGTCCTTAATATCAGACATCTTAACATAGTCTATCTGCTTAGTGTAGTCGTCTATTCGATCGGGGCCTGCACCAATTAACTTAGGGTCATATCCCATGTCTATTAGTCTTGCAATAGCAGACCCAAGAAGACCTCTTGTAGCAAGGACATATCCTTCAATCTCCTCGTTATTAGCAACTATTGCATCCATATATCTTTTGATTGCCTCCTCATCAAATGGGGATTTTCCAGACTTGTTGTGTCCAGGATAAACCACAACAACAAAAGATGGGAGATCGTTTTTCTCCATGAGATCCTTCGCCATCTTAAGATGTCCCTGGTGGAAAGGCTGGAATCTACCCATTATGACATTAACTGGTTTTCTTTCCTCCGTATCTTTCTCCTTGAGCATTTCTACCTCAGCCGGGATCTCCTCGTTATCAATGGTTTCTAGTTTGCTAATAAATTCTTGGTATGAGAAGAATGGATCATCACTTGAATCTGAATCGTCTTCCTCCTGTAGATATTCAACCGAAGGAGAGTTTTCCTTTCTGAATTCACCAAAGCTAATAAACCTTGATTCGTTTACTTTCTTCTCTGGTTTTTTAATATAATCCTTGATATCCTTGATTAAAAGATTCATCTGATCTTTCATCCCAGAGGTGATGATACCTCCAGCTCTAGTTTTTATCTTTCTAAAGGAATTAAGGATGAGTTTAAATAAAGACTCAAATGAGTCATCCTTCTCAACATATTTAAGAACTCTTCTGTCTTTAATCTTTTCCTTATTCAGTCTGAATTCATCCCGTTTCAAGTAATCAGGTTCCTCAAAATCAGTACCCTTATACTTCTCCTCATATTCATCCAGGAATTTAACAAATACGTCTCCCATAAAGGAAATGTATCTCTCGTCTTCAGACTCACCTTCAACTTCAAATTCAGAAAGATCTTTTTCCAAAATGAAATTCATCACATCAAGCAATGTGATTCCAAGAAAATCCGAAGGCTTTTTACTCTTTTTGTCAGCAAACTTTTGCTTAGCTATTTCAGTGAATATAGGATCCACCATTTTGGCTAATATAGTATCACTATCTCCATCGAGCTCTCCAAATCTAAAAACTATACCCTCGACATCCTTATCTAGGTCGTCGTTAAGAGCAGTTTTAGTTAAATCCGGGTTTAAGGTCTTAATAACAAACCTAACAAAAGATTGTGTTTTGAACCTTTCAACAAGATCTTTGAACGGCGTGTTCAAAAACTCCATAAGCTCAGATTTCTGATCTTCGTCCAACACCCCCTGGAAAACGATTGGCGGTCTTTCAACTCCAATCAGATCTGCCCAATTATCCAATTCTTCCTTATCCTGTATAGTACTTTCTATCTTACCGCCAGTACCCATTTTGTGGATATAGGAGAGAATCAGATTATTCTTTGGTAATCTATCATATGAAATCTCTACGGGTTTGGTGTTTGAAAAATACTCAAGTCCAAATCTCCATCCTCTGGGGATTTTTTCAAGTATGTTTGGTGGAAGAGATTCGATATACTGGATTGGCTTCTCATAATATTTCATGAGCGTCCTATCTACTAGAGTTATAGGATTTCTTTGGTCTCTCCTATAAAAACGGAAATTACCAGATTCCTTATCCCTCTCAAAAGAGAAGGCTGAACCGTCCATCTTTTCGTTAATTGTTACATAACGATTAAAAAGCTGATTAACAAAATCAGATCCCTTCTTATTATAAATGTCGTATAAGTGATTTATTCCCGCCATCCTCTTAGTTCAATAGAATTTTTACGTTCCCCATGTCATCTGTGTTCTTGATAAGTACAGGCCCAAGTTGAATATCAACTCCAACAGTTACTTTTTGGTCCGCTATAAGTTTTGCTAAACCTCTTATGATCGTTTCTATAAGAATTTTCGATCTTTCTTGTAATTCCATCTGATGTATTATAGCCAACTCTTCCAATAAAGATTCAACTTCGGGGGCTTCGTTTCTATTCTCTATTAGATGAAAAACTTCTTTCTCAATCTCATAGTACTTTTGTCCCTCAAGAAATACATTAGCGCTGCCATCTTCTTCTTTTTCGATTACACCACTTAAACCAAGTACAGTGGAAAAAGAAATAAGTCCATCTTCTTCCCTAGCTACAAGTGATGGAGAATCCTTTTCCAGAAAAACCTCAAGTGCTCCGTAGATTAAATCATTATGTCTTTGAGTAAATTCCATTATTTGATCTCTGTGGGGATTTCAAATCCTCCGTTTATTAAGTACCTTTCTAGATCATCCCGGATCTCATCCTTCTTGTCTGCATGGACAAAGTTTGGTGAAGAAACTATTTTCCAAGCATCCTCAAAAGATTTAAGATCTTCCTTTCTAATTCCGCTACCAAACATCATCTCAACAAACTCATCGGGATCCCTAGTTACCAAAGTACTTTCACCTTTAACTGTTTTAGGACTTTTGAGTCTTTTTGTAGCTCCTTTGAAGGACTTTCTATTTTTGAAAATACCGTCGCTCAATCTTAGGGCATAAGAATAGAAATCTTCTAGTTCGTCATTCTCGTCCTTAGATATCACTTCCTTCAAAGAAGAAAGGATCGCTTGGAAAAGCCAGTTTCTGTGAGCTGATTTGTATTTACTTTCGTTCTTTCTGTAATCTGGGGAATAGAAAATAAACTTAGCCCAGTCCATATCAGAAATTGGAATTAGATCCAATTGAACTATACCATTTTCAGCATCACCCTCTATAGGCCAGCCAATTGAAAGAACGTTGATTCCCCTCATTAATTTCATATCTGGTACAAACCCAAGTTTGTTATGTAGTGTCTCTGAAAGGTTCTTATATAAAGCTCCAAGAACATCATCCTCGGAAACACCTAATCTTTTCGAAAGAAACTTTTTATCTATTCCGAGGTCAATATCTCCAGATGTGTCGTTTTGATCTTTCTTCTTACCGATGCTACCAATGATAAGGTATTCCTTGTCTACCTCACCACCACCAAGCAAAGGGAAAAGGATTTCTTTGATAGACTCCATAGTTTTTGGAACCTCACTCTCCTTTATCCTTCTGGATTCTTTTATCGCCGCTCCGCCTTCAAATAACGAAACGTAATCCCCAAATTTTAGCACGTTTCTCATTTTTCTAAATCAAAATAGTCTGTGGCAGAAAAGACGTAATCCTTGTAAAGCTGTTGATCTCTTCCTTGTGGGTTGTTTATATCAAAGTCTTTACCAAAAGTCGACTTACCCTTTCGGATAGCATCTCTATAGAAAGTCTCATATTCACCCCTTTTGTTTTTTCCAGAGGCTTTAATTGAATCTCCCCATCTGGATAACACCTGGTCTTTGTTTTTACTTAGATCCTCAACATCCATGCTTGCTGCCTTACCAGAATCAAATAGATCAGCAATTCCCTGACCCAATTTTTGCAGTCCCTCTACAGCGCCTCTTACAAGTCTCTGTAAAGCCCCGCCTTCATCATAAGTCATTTGATAGATTTTCTCAGCGCCGGTTTCTGCCTCTATGCTTCTCCTTTTCTGCTTAATCCACTCAGTAGCAGAATATGGTTCTCTTCTTTCAACATTCTCGTTGAGAAAACTTTGAAAATCTTTTATGTTATCCATTATCTTCCTCATTTATCCTATATATCGGACAAATGATTAGAGATTAACATTAAAGATCTTGTACTTGAACTTTTCGTTCTTGTAGATCTCGATCCTTGCTTCGCTGTGTTTGAGGAGGTAATTCTTATATCTTGGGGAAGAAAAATCATCCACAAAGTCAATCACATTAACCTTATCCTTCCCATCCATTTTTCTCATCCCCCTACCAAGGCTCTGCTTAATCAGGACCTCGCTCTTATAAGATTCAACTAAGAAAATGTTGTGAAGGTTGTTGATTGAGATACCAGTAGAGAAAGTTCCATAGGTTGCAACCAAGATTTTATTTTCTCCATTGGCCATCCTAGACTTATATTCCTCCCTGAGGGATTCGTCGGTATCACCATCAACATAAAATACCTCTTTATCGTTGGTTATCTCTCTGAGCATATTCCAGATTTGCTTACCGTATTCGTCTTTTACGGATTGGAATAGCACTAAGGAATTCTTAGATGTTTTAGATATGAATTCAACGACATAGTTAAGCCTCTTCTCACTTTCTATTACAAGCTTCCTTTCAAGGTTATAAAGTTCATTGCCCTCAAGATTTTGTGAATTAGCTTTTAAATCTGCTAGCTTTCCCTTAATCTCATCATCCAGCCAATTCATCCGTACTACCTTGATGTGAACTGGTGTTGCATGTTTATTTTTGAAAAGGAAATCTGGGGAAATTTCAACGACAACAGGACCCAAGAATTGCTGTATGGTTAAATGGTCAGCTGATCCCCTTTTAGTAAGAGTCCCAGTTAAACCAAATCTCCACTTACTGTGCATACATTTAGCAACAATCTTCTTAATAGACATTGAGTTGGTGTGATGAGCCTCGTCAACAAAAACTGCATCAATCTCCTCAAAGAAATCTTCGTCTTTCTTAACCAATGATTGGAAAGTACCTATAATAAGGTCACACCCATCTCTAAGTTTACTACCCCCTCCGATTTGTTGAATTCTTACCCCCAGTTCACCAATACCATAGTCTATAAAGTCATCATTTCCTTGGAAGACTAGGTTAGTGTTTGGTACAATCATTAAGAACTTTCTAATAAGTCCCCTCTGCTTAAGAAAAGCAAAAATCATGAAAGATATAAGGGTCTTACCAGAAGATGTAGCAATCTCAGATACCGAATACCTGTATTTTACAATTTTCCATGCAGCTTCAACCTGATAATCACGCGGGGTAATTTCTTTGTCGCCAAAAAATCCATCCACCCATTCCTGGAATTCCTCCAGAGTTAAGTCACTGAGTATTATCTTATCAAGACCCTCAATGTCAATTTCTATATTAAACTCTTTTCCTATTTCTAGGACCTCCCTCCAGAGACCAATAGGAACCTTCCAAAAGGCACCTTTCTTTTCTATAAAGCAAATATTACCGTCCCAGATCTTCTTCTTAACCAATGGGTGAAAATACCAGTTGTGTATTTTCTTGGTTAGAGAGATCTCAATTTGCCTTTTTTCTATCTCATCATTAGATTGAGCGAGTATTAGCCATTGTTGATCTTCGGATACATTAAACTTAATCATCCACCTATTTTATTTTATCGTGCTCGCCCTCAAATATTCTTCAAGCGCAATCCTAGATTTTATACCATAGAGCATATGATCAACAGTCTGAATTGTTTGGTCGATGAATTTGCGGTGTCCCTCAACTAGCTGTATTTTTTCCACAACGTCTGCAACATCTCCCTCTATAAGTAATTTGGTCTCGTTTGATCCATATCTCACATCACTGTTTACAGTATAATCTCTTAGTTTTGAAGCCCTCAACTTTCTTTCCTTTGTAGCAAGTTTGCTGACAATCTGAGCTAGTTTGTAGCTATATTCTAACAGTATTTGTCTATTAGAAAACAACTCTACCTGTGCTTCAGCAACGGTCCTAATGCTTTTTAAGCTCAGTGATATTACTTGGATTTTTTCTTTCCATTCAGCTCTTTCAGTTTCAAAAAGCTTACCATAATCAATTTTTTGTTGCTCTGACATATTAGAATAATTCGTTGCCTTTGTTTTTAGTCTTTTTGCCTAACTTTATTTCCTTTACTGAGGATTTCTTGAGTCTTGGTGTTCCTATATCAATATTGGAGGCCTCTACCTTAATATCTTCTTCATTAAATCTATCAAGAAAAGATACTGGAAATTTTACGTCCCCCTCTTCTGAATTTAAGCTCTCCTCCCATTCCTGGGTTTGATCTATAGTTGGCATCTCAAGCATATATGAAATCGGATAAATCAAGTATTTCCTCAGTAAAGTAGTTATCCAATCTCCTTATTTTTATTCTCTTCGCACGAAGAAAATTTACAAGGTCATTTAAGTCCCATTTCCTATTTATCGGAAGTTCGTGATCTGTTAAAAACTTCTTCCAATTAAACACTTTTTTACCAGCAGATAAGAGTTCAGAGTGTTTCTGCCTTCCCGCATTATCCCAATCATACCAGTATTGTACATTTTCAACATCAAACGGAAATTTGTTTTCTATAGAGCAAAGTGCAACCGAATTTTTCCAGAGCCATGAATCCATTGGACCCTCGAAGATTGTGATGGTTCGGTCAAAAGAAATCCGCCCCACATTAAAAACAAATGATACTGGATCTATCTTTTTTGCCTCTTCTATCAAATTTTGATCGTCCGTCTTAAGAAGCTTTTCCCATATTCCACTTAGTTTATATGTGTAATATTTGGAACCATATGTGGAATCCATATTTCTAAATTGTAAACCAAGTATCTCATTATCCTTGGATAGATTGAAAAGGTAAAGTTTACCAGTTTCAGGATCCCAGGCAAACTTGTCATCGGATTGCTGGTTTCTACGTATCAAATAGTTTTCCATCTTAGAGCCCTTAACCTCCTGGAGTCCCATTTCTTGCATGAATCTCTCCCTTGGAATAACTACGGATTTGAAATCAGTATCGAAAAACAAAGAAATGTCTACGTCGCCATAAGTGGTTTGTCTCTTTTCCTTACCCTTCTTAATTAGGTCAATGATATCCCTCTTTTCGTCACCGTCAAGCTTTGATACAACCTGAAAATCCCTGAACATCGAAAAAGCATCCTTATAAATCCCGCAACCACCATTGTAGCATTTATATGTGAGTGTGTCAACGTAGAAATTTCCCCTCTTCTTACGAGGATTTGAGCTATCTCCGCAATATGGACAAGAAATATTTAATCTATTACCAGCCTCATATATCTTTTGTTTGCCAGCATTTCCAGCAAACTCTTTTCTTAAAATGTCATCTAAAAGTTCCCTAATTCTACCCAAATCCATATTAATCCTAGTTTACAGTTAAAAAAGAAAGGGGGCAGCAATTCTCATTGCCAAGCCCCCATTCAAGATAGATTTAGAGATCTGCGTATAGGTCGTCTAGGGACGATGAAGTTTCTGGTGCTGAAGGTTGGCTGATGCCTTTATCCTCTTTTGCAGGTTCGGATCCTACCTTTGTTGAAGAAGCTTCATTATAGAAATCGTTCGTTGAACTAGAAGATGAAGTTGTAGTAGAAGATTGGTTTACACCTCCTAAAACCTCATTAACTAATCTTCCGTCAGGAACTGAATTCTTAATAACATTCATCACACGGTCGGTAGTATTTTGATCCCAATCCTTGTATTCAAATTGTGTGAGGTTATCAGGACCTGTTTTAAGGTATTCCATGATTGCATTCATGTCATCCTGATTCTTAGCCATCTTCTTGCCGTTGATCTCGATAGCGGTTCTATCACCAACGAATGAGCAAAGATCGTAGTTGTTCCACTCACCAACTTTTCTTGTATGTACTGAGAAAAGTTTACCCTCGAAAAGGTCGTAAGGGTTGCAAGAATCTCCATATTCAGGCTTGAGCTGTGCTTCGAGCATATCATTCAGCTTACGTCCAAATTTGAAGATCATAATTTTTCCCTCAAGCTCAGGATTGTGTTTATCCTGTACGATTTGAATGAGTGAGTAGTAGTCTTCCTTTCTAGAAAAACTTCTTGATAATTCTTGGTCTGCTGCTGAATGTGAATTTTTCAGCTTCCAGAACATATCCTTAAGTACCGATTTTTTTCCTACCGTTGACGGACAGTCAACTGGAAATCCATCACCTGTTGTTGGATCGTTTAGATAAACGTAGTACTTGTGGATTTTTGATTTCGTCGGATCGACGTGGTTAGGAAGAAAACGGATCAGCGATTTGTAAACTCCATCCTTTCCGTTTTCCGGATATGGTTTGTAAAATTCTGTTCCTTCTGAATTCTCCTTTTTTGCTTTCGTTACGAATGCTTCCGCATCCAAATTAAAAATGTCTAAATTACTCATGATTTTCTCTTAATTATTTTTTAAAATCCTTTATTTAATCTCTAAGTGTCCCAAATGTTTCCCCTAGACATTATATATCCAAAACTTTTTTCATCTATTTCGTTTTCTGATACTTCGGTCTCCCAAACATTCTTACCTCGGAGTGAAACTTTGACAAACGGCCTAGATAAACCAAATTCAGAACTTTCTATGTGATATCTTAGTAAAGTTTCAGGGTGGAAGTAAATATCGGATATAATATACTCCTCCAGATAGTCGAACATTTTGCAGTAATGTTCCATTGATTCTCTGCCACCCCAAGCCAATATATCATTTACTCCACCCTTCCAATCAAACCCAGGAGGGACGTTGATCTTATCCAAGTCCCGTCCTAAATTCAATTCATTGTGGATCTTAATATCCATTCTTCCCTTGATGACGCAATCGTACTTTTGACCTACCTGGATTTCATATTCTTCCATCAGGGAGAAAGCTTGTCTAATTTTATACCACATCAAAAAAACAGACACTGGGTTGATCTCACCAGTCTGTGGACCAAACTTTTCATACGACCAAGCTCTGTCAATAAACCTTTTAATCGCAGCAGAACCAAAATCGTCAGTCTTCAAATGCTTAGGTGAATACATCTTTATAAGATCGTCAATAGTTAAGGAATCCACTAGGTCCTTAGTTTCAGCATGAAGAGACTGGTTGATTTCACCGGAAGGATTCCAGGTTGATATGAAAACATCAGTATCGTACTTATCTAAAATTTCTGACTTGATAAACGGGAAGGAATCCTGAGCTTCCCTTATTTGACCAGGAAGTAGTAAGGCAATCCTCATGAATAATTCACAATATAATCAGAACATACACCACAACAACTATCAACTTTCTCCTCGTACATCTCAGGTAAAACCGCAATGCTTTTGCTAATTGGTTGCATCCCAGGAAAAGCCCAAATGAAAGATTTAGAGGTAAGGGTTACCTTGTCGTTTTCGTGCCAAAAAACATTGAGATCTCCATATTCCTTCAGATAAACCATAGCTGATATGTTTTTACAATGTATCCATAACTTATCCCCTCTTTCTAAAAGCCAAGCAAGATGTATTTTGGTTTCTGGAGAATCGTGTCCCAAATAGATTGATGCTCCGGAGATCCAAACGTCGATCTCCACATCATACCCCAGATCAAGAGCTTCCTGTATATAGTCAATCGTATTTTCTCTATCCGGATTTGGACCTTTTAAATTACCTCTATGTGATATTAGCTTCATATCAGAATATTCGATAGTCTAGATCTTCAGAGAAACATTTGTTACCCCATTTTTCTATTGCTGCTTTATATTCAGGTTGATCGTGATCTCCATCGATAGACTGTCTCATTGCCAAGGCACCAGTCCTAGTCCCCTGAGGGTGTCCATGCATAGCACCACCAACGTTTGCCATCCAATCGAAGCTTCCTATTGTTGTATTAATATACTCAACAAGCCCTGGATGCATACCACAGCTTAAAGCAGGAACAATGTTATAATTCCAAAGGGTTTGTAAGGTATCTTTTATTTCCTGCTCATCTTGGCTCATATAACCGCCGATCATTCCTGCATGGATCGAATCGACTCCAGACCATCCAGCGATCTTGCACAAAACCGGCCAGTAAATGTGGTTTGGCGCCCTACGGTCAGTAAAGAATTTATCTCCGCTCTTTTGGAAATGTATCCAGAGATTTGGATTTTGCTTTCTAATAGCACGATAAATTCCCAGTCCACTCCACACGTTTATGTGTATTCCGTTCCCACCGTTATCTGCTACAAATTTTGCTCTTTCTAAGGCATATGGACTATCACCATTTATGCAAAAGCAATAAATTACGTTGGGCGCATTCTCTTTTAACCAGGATGAAATCAAAGGTACTCTTTCTTCAAGAGGGCAGTGGGAAGGGTTAGCAAGTAATTCATCCTCTTTGATGAAATTCACACCACCATAAACCATTTCCTTCACAGCTTCGAGAAGAACAGAGGGAGACATACCAACCTTAGGTTTAACTATTCCACCTAAGAAAGGTCTTTGGTTTATACCATTAAATTTCCTCCATCCATCAATACCATAGGCCGGATTTAAAGAAAATGATCTCTCAGCATCCTCAGGCAAAGAAATGTCCAAGACATGACATTGTCTTACTTCCTCTATGTCAACCTGACCACCAGCTATATGACAAAGTATTTGAGAGATCCCGTCTTCTTCCAAATTAAGATTTGCTAGAGGAAAAGCTATCTCGATCTCGCCCTCTTTTAGTTGGGCAAGATCTTCTTCGTTTGCAAGAATAAAGCAACTGTGATTTTCAAACATCTCATCGGTTTCCCACTCGCTCCTATTATTCGGGTTACCTATACTTTGACCTATAGCCAAATTCCAGGAAGCTTCTCTCAAAGAAGTTTTAGCTTCCAAAAAGTATTTGACTATAAAATACTGGGATGTATCGAAATCCGCCTTATTTTTAAAAATGCTTATCATTCAATTACAAATTTATCACCAGGAACCGAGGGGGTCTTAACTATAAAAACTTCACAGTCTTCCAAAAATACGGGGTCAGCAATTTCATCTTTCCTTAGAATAAACACATCCCCCGAATTTAATTCCCGTCCTTGTATAATCATTTTACCCGATCTGAGGAAGTTTATTTCATCCGCTTCCTTATGGTAATGTTTTGGCCACTCTTCGCCCTTGAAGTGCTTTTTATAACAAATCTCAAAATCACTAGTTTGGTAAGCTACTGGGGAGAAATCTCCAGCATACCAACCTCCCTCCATATCTTCAATTCTATAAACTTCCATAAACTAAACCAACTTTAAAAATTTATCCAGGTCCTCTGGGGTACCTATCGGAAAGTGAAGGTTATAGAAGAAGGGCAATATTTTCTTTCCACTTTTTATCATGTAATTGTAGGTAGGTGCAACGTAGAACTCATTATTATATCGATCGTTTGCTGCTATCATTTGTTCCGCACTTTCTACAAAGTATTTGCCGTGCTTCCAAAAATGTAACCCGTTAGTAGCAATGTTGGAAATCACAATTTTTTCCTTCACATCACAGACCTCTCCGTTTGGATCTAACTTAACATAGCTGTTCTTTTTAGAAGAGGAAAGAAAACATCCCAACAATCCATCACACCCCGTAGTTCTTGCAAAATCTAAAATGAAGTCCAGATTGAAATCCAGAATAATCTGATCACAGTTAACAACAATAAGGGGTAAATCGTTATCAATCGACTGACTTGCAAAGAGAACTGTTGAAGCTGGTCCTTGTGTTAGGGTTGGGGTTGAGAAAACCTCAAACGATATTCCCATGTCTGATATATGGGATTCAAATTCTGTGGGAGAAATATATTCCTCGTTTATCACAAATACAAAGTGTGCATCTTGATGATTTAGGTTTTTGATCACAGACCTAATCATCGTTTCTCCGCTGACGTCTATAAATGGCTTTATCTGTAAGTATCCAGCGTCGCTGAATCTCCTTCCAGCACCTCCGAGAGGAATAAGAATGTTAACCTTCTTTGATTGAGTCATATAAAAATAAACATATCCAGGTCGAATCTATAATATCATCCAATGGCTTGTTTACATTACCGGAGGGAGTTATCCATTCGTCCTTATTTTCTTCTAAAATACTAGTGAAAGACCCTAAATTAGTTTCTGGAAATTTGCGATCAAGAAGTGAATTATAAAGTTCGTGCTTTTTTGCATTTCCCTTAAAAGCGAACTTCTTTATAGAAGTTGGCGAATAAACGTAGAAATTATCGCTACCTGTGTGGTCAACTATCTTCTTACGGAGTAGAGCTGTGGCCATAGAGATATCAATCAAAGCATTACCATTAGAGGCAAAACTTAGTCCTTCCATAGCTACAATGATGTCATCACCTGCACAGATATTTTCTATTTCAGACCAAAATTCATCAACGAGCTCCTGGAAATAATCTATCTTTATTCTTTCCCTTTCCGAGTAGTCTTCTGGCATTTTATCCTTTGACATAAACATAAGAACATAGTCTTCCGTTTTGTCTTCAGATAAAACATAGTAAGGTTTTTTAGTATTTTTCTTAAGGGATTCCGCAGTCCGGTCGCTCCTAGTTAGGGAACCCCAAGTAAATTGGTTTTCTCTTAAAATACAAAATGCTGGTGAATTGAGGGAAAAATCTATTCCGACTAGTGTTTTCAAAATGAACGTGTTTAAGAATACAAGTTATATATCAACACAAAAAAGCCCTCCTAAATAGGAAGGCTTTAATTAAATGAATTTAGATTTACATATTAGGCTTTACAACCTCACCTTTCTTTCCAGTGTAGTTGTAATCGTTGATCAGTTTGTCATAGCACTTTTTCATCTGATCATCAGTTAAGCAATCAACAATATCGTTTAACACTCTCTGGTCATTGCCAGATGCAGCGACTAAAAGATCTTTCATATGTTGCTTTAGGTCATCCTCGCCGTACATTGGCTGACCGTACTTCATTTCGTTAATTTTGGTTAAATCTGAGAACTTCTTCATACCTTAGTATTTTTTGTATTTTATATATCTTACCTTTCCTTACCAATTTCAAGATCGAGACCCAAATAGTTACATTTGAACCCAACATTAAATGTGTAAACAGAAGGAGTGTTTTGTGTATAGTTCAAGTTTAGTTCGGAGAAAGATGTTAGGGTCACTTCTTTGAACATAACTGTTGTCAGGATATTACCCTCATTATCCAAAGTCCTAAGTGGCAAATTTTGAATATATGTACCAGGATTCTTAAAATCCAGATAATCCAAAACAGTTTCTAGCATAATAAAGTAATTTACAAACCCCTCTGCTATTCTAAAGGAAACCTGGAACTCCCTGTTAAATAAATCCTGAACCGGTGTTGCACTCTGATAGTTAATCCTCTTACCTAAATTTCTAACCTGTTCAGACAAATCCATACTAACCGAAGGAAATGTCACACTTTGTATAGTGCTATTCATATACGAAGTTAGAGTATCGTATGGGGTAGGCTGCTTTTTTAAGTAGTCAATATACTTCTCATGGACCTTCTCGGGAAAGAATCCTTTCGGAAATACGAAATAAAAGCTATTTGCTCTTGCGTTTAATATAGCCATTTATAAAATTATTTTAATTTTCTTAAGACACGGTTACACGGTTATAAATGATGGTAAAGTACCCTTTGGCCCTTGTGATCCCCCAGAGGTTCCACTTGTAGAAGCAGTACTACTTCCACTATCGTTTCCGGATGCATTATTGCTGGAATTGTTGCTTGCTGCAGCTCCACCATTGGTGGTTCCAAATCCAGTGTTCCCGTAATTATAGAGGATACCAAGTGCAGTGTTATCGAATATTCCACTTACTGCTTGATAAAATACACCTTTACTAATACCTCCGTAAAGCTTATACCCAACACCAGAAGGATCCAAATAGTAAGCGAGTATATCGTTGGTCGACCATTCCAATTCTATCTTACCTTGGACATCGGATGCTATAGAACTCCTTATTTCTGCAGGACTTAAATTACTCGTTTGGGATCCACCAGTTGTTGTCGTTGCAGATTGTGGAGTATTTGCCTGATTGTTACCAGAGGTTGACCCGTATGCTTGCCAAGAGGATTGACCGGTTGTTTGTGTTGGGAAGAGATCTAGAATATTTCCAATCGTAGCCTCACCAGAAGAAATAGTTCCGGTTTGTAGATCAGTATCAACACTTACTTGTGGAGCAGTCTCGTCTTCTAATATCCAATTTCCCCAATATAAAACCGAGGAGGATTTAGCTGAAATGTTAGCAGTTCCAATCTTTGCTTGGTTGTTTTGAGAAGAAACAGAAATATCAGATACAGATCTATTAAAAGAGGTTGTTCTAGACTGTACTTGTGATCTTAAGTTGCTCAAAGCAGAAGCGTTTCCATCATTACCTGTGTTTGCTTCAACCCTAGGCCTATTAGAAATATAAAACTTCTTATTGGTAAACTGCAATATTTGCGTTGATAGGGTTTCATCTATTTTAAAGGCTAGTTCCCCCTTTGCAGGTTTAGCAATATTATTATCAGCTATTGATGGAGCACTAACCTTCTTATTCTGGTTGTCAACAAATACCATTGAATATTCGCCAGAAGAGGAAAGATCTATATTTTTAGTAGTCCCGTCATTTGCCTTTTGGAAAAATGTAAACTTATAATAGTTATCAAAAGGAGAAATAGTAATGTATGCTTGACCAACCCCGTAAGAAATTGCTGCACTAGCCGTAGTTTGGTTAGAGGTGTCTTCTCTCAAGGTACTCCCATTTACAACCAGATTGGTAAGTGAGGTGTTTACTAAGGTCCTGTCAACAAAAACATTTGCAAATTTTGTAATCTGACTGGGTGTTATTCCGCTGCTTGGAACCGATATGTTTGTGCTACCAGCCACCTTGTTGTAAATCTTTTGCTGCTGAGGAAGAACCTGAAGTTGCAATGGCTGAATTTCAGCACCATATCTACTCACATCAGTAGAAGTGTAGGTTGCAATTCTGATAAGCCTTGATTGATCTTTGTTATTAACCAGAGTCATGGTGTATCTCAAGGTAAAAGAAGAAGCAACCTGTGGGTATCTAACAATAGGCCTTAAAAGGTTCGGAACATCATAGGCAGTGGTTTGGATATTACTAAAATTAGATGTATTTAGCAGTGCCCCTCCAACTTGCTCAAGGGTTTCAATAGTATGATTTAGGTAGTAACTATTTCCAATAGAATTTTGGAAGAGGATGAAATCTTCCGGAAATCCACCATCATCAGTAGCAAAATACTCAAAGTAGTCACCCTGGTCAGACGGTGCAATATAGGCACCTATATTCTTAAATGGGTCAGTAGACTCAAGAGAAAGAGCTGCCAGAAGATTCGTGCCATAGGTGTCATAGCCATTGGTGGTTGTTGTACTTAAAATCTCGTAGGCTTTAATCCTTATCGGAGCTGCTGTTTGATATCCCCGACCGCTCTTACTAGTTAATCCAGCTAAAGTTTTTGACTTATTTGAAGCTGTAGCTGCACCGTACTTGTTGTTCATGTCAACGAGACTTGGTATCTTAACTTCGTAATATTTGTCGAAAATATTAGACCCAATCGTCAGAGGATTTGGACTCAATGTGTAAGTCTGGGAAGAACCCTTCGATAATTTAATCTGCGAAAATGTTACATGAGATCCGTTTACATCAAGATACTGAATCTGAAGAACAAGACCATCAATATTATTTAGGTTATATCCAGCAAGAATGTGATACCTTACAGAGTCATAAATCACTTGAATATTAGAAGGAAATGTAATAGGGAGATCTGCAGTATCTGTAAGATCTGAATTAAAATCATTGTAAGGTACTACAAGTCCTGGATCAAGAGTTATAAACGTATTTTGGTTAGTTTGTACAACGCTATTATTACGGGTATTTTGTGTTACAGATTGATCCTCGTCGAGGTTCATTATCTGTACATCGTTAGAAGGCTGTCCGTTATCATCTTCCAGCACACCATTGATCAACTTATTAAAACCAATTGATGGAGATCCGGTGTTGACAAAATATGCCTCTGGGTTTGGTTGATCTGCATATCTATACTCCATTACCAAGTAAGGAGTAAGCTGAACGTATTTTGATGTGCTTGAAAATGCCATTTTATCTTTCTTTATTTACCAAACTGCAGGAATTTTGGTGAGTAGTGCAAGCCAACTCCTATGATAGGCCCTGCTTGATACCCATCCATTGTAAGGAGCATACCATAACCTACATTAACACCGATACCAAAAGGTTTTCTTGCTCCCCTCAGTGCTTTTCGTGTACCTGGGTCATCGACCATATCCAAAGCATTTATATCATTAAACGAAATGCCTGGGAAGGTAGTGGAAGCTCTTACAAATAGCCTATCTGTTTTCGGATCTCTATATAAACCAGTTACCAAATCTATCTTTTGCTCAATGGTAAGATTAACTACACCGGGGTTAATCAAGGTTCTTTCTAACCCATTTATTAAGGTATCACTTGTAGTATAAGGTAATTTGCCATTGACCATTAATCTATTATTTCCTGGCAAAGTTGGATTGTAAGCAAACTTCAAAGTCGAAGAACTATCGCCAATCTCATTTTCAACAGGTACTATAATTGTTGTGTCTCTATAAACCACTTGGGTCTCAATAACAACTCCAGGCTTTTTATTTTTAGCTAATTCTAGTTGTTTAATCAGATCCTCTTGCTCCTCTGAAAGTTCATTGTATTTTAATTGGAAAGCAGATTTTTCCGCAAGAACGTTTCCAAGCTTTGAGGTAACTTCTCTTACGCTATCCTGCTCTGCCAGAAGGTTGTTCATATTTCTTTCAGCCTCCCTTTTGGCATTTTGAGAAACGTTGCACTGCCTTAAAAGCAAAAAAGCTAGGACAACTATAGCAACTATAGGTCCAACCTTGCTGTTAATTAAAGACCATATTTTACCAACAATTGGTGTCATTTCATATAGATTAGTTTGAATGGATCGAGTGTTCCCTCACCATATTTGTTCTTAAGTCCAGTTATAAACTGTGCTTCTTGGTCCCTCAAATTTTCAAGTTCCTTGATCAATGTACCAGCTTTCTGAGTTAGCAGATCCATCTCAGCCTGTACTGATTCAATTTCACCTCTAACCGAGGAAAACTGGTCCTTCAATGAATTGGCTTTATTTTTCTCTTTCTTTGTAAGTTCCATTACTGTATATTTATCTAAGTTTATGTATCACAAAATTTCTTATTAGAGACCTAAAAAGCCTCCGCCTCCGCCTCCACCAGCTGTCGTTACCGCTATGGTATAAGTTTCCCAGCCACACTCGTAGTGATCGTCTGAAAAAGCCTCGTAGTGGAATTTTGCAGTGAGTGTTACTGGGAAAAAAGTTAAACGTATGTGCTGACACCCATCTTCACCTGCTGTATTGTCGTTAATATATTCTTTGCCCACACCAGGTATTCCGGATTTAACCACTCTTATTCCACCAAAGGAAAATGTTGAAGAATTCATAAAGAAATCGAAGGTTCTGCTTTCACCAGAATTTAAAAGTCCCGCTGCCCAAGAAAAATTGCTACCAACATTCAGCAGGACACGGTTAGCTTTTCCGTTAGCACTTGGACTACCTGAATAAAGTGGACCTGGAGTAATGACACAAACATCGTTTGTTGGATTTCCACAATTTACATAGTAGTCTACTCCATCAGATAAGAGATTTTGGGTGGTATTAGTTATACCTTTGACCTTATATGCACCAGTAGCTCCATTAGCTCCACCGATGGAAAATCTATTTGTCCTTTCAGATTTAATAAAGTCCTTACCCGTCGTACTTAATACCTGAAGCAATTCGTCTGAAGTTTCTGATGCTGCAGTGATGTTTACACCATTTCCTGAGCCAGACAAAGACGCCAAAGGAGTATATGGAGAAACAGTAGCAGCAATATATCCAGTTGAGCCAGGATTACTTATAGTTACATCAAAAGATGAAGCAGATAAGTTTGCATAACTAGAGGAAAAACTAAAAATTCCAGGAGTTGAAAAAGAAAAAGTACCAGTACCTCCCGTTGCTGCAGTAAAGCTAGCAGTCGATCTAGAGGAAACATTCAAATTCTGATTCGGAGCCGAAAGTGTCATCGTTCCTCCCGTGGCAGAATAAGTGGAAGAAAGTCCACTTTGGATTCTAGTTTCTCCGGGAAAGTTCCATTTATGGTCATAAGAGCTTCCTGTTTGGGACCACTTCATAGAAACTATTCCACCAGGAGTCTGAGTTAAAAAAGTCTTTGCAAAACCAACTATAGGAAAATCAGAAGTTTGAGAGGTATCTGTTGAAACTATTACCTTAGAAAGGTTAGGGTTCATAGACGATGTTGCACCAACCGAATCTGATAAAACAAAAGTTTTATCTCCCTGACTTCCATTAATGTAAATGGCATTATTTGAAGTGGAATTACCAGGACCGGAAACACCAGTTATTGTAGAGAATACACCGGAAGAAAGAAGTGTTTGTCCAGTATTGACCCAAGATCCTGAGGTATAAACGTAAACCTGCTGGCCTCCAGTAACCCCTATGTTAATCCAAATATCACCATTTTGAGATTCAGAATCACTTGGTTCGGTAGAGGAGAAAAACCAATCAGCAGCTCTTTCGCCAGTTGCACCTGCTTCACCATCTCTCCCAGCTTGACCTCTAATACCCGTAGCACCAACGTAGCCAACAGGACCCCTTTCACCAACACCATTGAAAAATACTTGATAAAAGTTGTGATTTATCTTATTGATGATGGTATCCTTGTCATCTCCCGGTAATATGTATTTTGTGTTAAAATCTGCCATCTCCTATATTAGAATAAAACTCCACATTCTCCAGCACATGTAGACCAATAACACTTCGCAGTAGATCCAACTTTCATTATAGTAACCTGTACATAAGAAGCAGATGTTGAGAAAACACTTACCGATGAAGGTGGTGCACCGTTCATGGATGCTATCCCCTCAATTTCCTTACCGCTTACTGCATAGTAGTTTAGGGTGATTGATTCATTATTGGAAAGCCAGCTTTCCCAAGTTAGTGAGGAACCACTAGAATGATTGATAAGTATACCCCGGTTCGAAGAAGTTGTCCAGTTTGCATATATGTTATTTCCAGCTCCAAAATCATAAACATTAACAACGCTACTTTGGGTACCAGATGCAGGACCATGACACCAAAATGCCCAAGGGGTTCCACTTAAACTAGCACTATATGATGCAGTTGAGCTTGAATTATTAGTAGCATTAACTTGTCTTTGGAATGTTACTTTACCATCATTTCTAACACTAAATCTTTCTGTGCTTGCACTTAATAGCCTTAGAAGATAGTAAGAAGAAGACGAGGATGTAGATTGAACTTTCAATGTATCACCACTTCCAGAGCTAAGAAGGCTTAATAGTGGGGACTGACTTGTTACTCCTGTAATATTCAACGGAACCGAGAGGGCTAATGAACTACTGGAAAGTGTAAATTTCTGAGATGAGAAAGTCATTAGTGAAGACCCAGACGAAAATGACATATTACCCGTAGAGGTCACGTTCATGTTCGAACCAGAAGTCATGGTCAGACCACCATTACCAGATATATCCAGTGTTGATGAGGTAGACTGTATAAGCATACTTCCTCCTGAGGTAATAGAAAGGTCATCCTGTGGAACCGAGAATAATAGATCATAATTAGAACCAGAGGGATCTAACCATCTAAACTGTGGGTGTCTATTATAATCTGCTGGTGTTCCAATTCCACTTACATTGGTTTTAGAAAACTCCATAATCGGATAGTCGTTGCTACCGTTTGAAGAAATCAGAAACTTAGCATAAGTCGGGTTTATGGTTGAAGTTGCCGCAGCAGAATCGCTAAGTACAAGGGTATTGAGTTCAGGGAAGGGGCTGCTGATAACAATAGCATCCTTACTTCCAGTTGGACCAGAAACTCCAGATACTACTTCAAAAACCTCTGATGCTTTCAGGTTTTGCCCAGTATCAACCCAGCCAGCACTAGTATACTCAAAAATAGAGTTGTTAGCCAAAGTCTGAACCCAATAATCTCCAACCCTTATTGGGTCGCTAGCTCCCCCAGTTGGCTCAGCTCCCTGAACAAACCACTTAGTACCTCTTAAGCCTTCTTGTCCAGGATCACCCTTAGGACCAGCAGGTCCAATCGGTCCTTGCTCTCCTTGGGCTCCCTGTTGTCCTTGAGGGCCACCGCCAGAAGCTACAATAGCATCAAAGTTAGAATTTACTTTCTCCCTTATGGATTGCTGGTTGTCGCCGGCGTTTAAAGCTTTTATGTTCAGATTCGGCATTTTCTTCTCTTATCTTTGTTTATATATTCCTTAACTTCTAATCCCTATATTTTTTCTATCTGGAAAGTAAATGTAGTGGAGTAGTTTTTCCCGCTTTCCATTGGGAGTTCAAAAGAGTATGACAGTGCATTTCTTTTTGTAAGCTTATAGTTTGGTTCTTGATAATACGAATATCTAATCCTATCTGGACTTACTAAATCACCTCTGAGTAGTATCTCTGTAGCACTTAAATCAGTACCGGTCTTTTTAACAAAGAGATCAAAGGTTATCCCCTGATAGATAGGCACTATGTTTTTATCAATATAGGTTTTGATATCGTCATTTATGTTTTCAGGATCACCAACACCAAATTCGCTAATTATATTTTCAACGAATACCTTGCTTATCCCAGAGTTCAATAGGAATCTTCTTAAAATTCTATCAAGCCTAATTGACCCATAAAGCTTATTTGTTTGTGTGTCCTTTTGCCAGAAAACCTCAACATCTGGATAAATTCCTTCATCGAATGCTGGTAAGTCTACACTCGAAAGAACTGTTCCCAACTGACCTATACCAGTGTTTGATGTTTGTGGGGTAATACTCTGTATCTGCTGAAGTGCCCTGGTAGCTGCCGCGTTAATTTTCTGGATATCAGTTTCTCCACTATTCCTATTTACCTCCAAAGTGATAAATGTATATGATGTTATCGTATAAGGGGTTTGCATCATCTTAGATCCAAAGAAAGACTTGTTTTCCCTCATTGATCTAGTACCAGCAACTGACGAATTCTGTGTAGCAGATGTGAAAAGATTGAAATAACCAGGATCCCAAGTAGAAAGAAATACAGAAAAATCTTTTTTCGCAATAGGGGTTTCACCAACTAGGGGATAAACTGGACCTAGGGGTAAATTGTCAGATTTCTCTAGAATGTTTCTTCCCAGTGAAACCTTACTATAATTTAGATTTTTTAGCTTACCAAACTCAGATTTTTCTGGAGCAAAGGTACAATTACGGTAACTCAAATCTGCTGAGGTAAATCCGGTAATGGTATCCGTTTTATCGTTTTTATACCTCATTACCTTCTTGAACAATGGCTCGTATTTACCAGCATATCTTAAAATGTCTGCAGCATAATTTGAGCCCACGTTAATCTGATATCCGGTAGGTTGGTTCTGACCTAGAGTCTGAGGTCCTGAATAGTCGGCTACCGGGAATGTCCCATTACTTCGGAAAAGAGCAGTTGGCTTTTGCATATAGAATTGGAAGTAATCATTTCGTACCTCGGTAGTTTGAGTCTCTTCGTCCCAAGAATATGTTCGATATTTGATAAAGGGGCTTTCGTTATTTACCCTATCAGAAATCTGTGATAGAGAAATCCTCCTCATGATAAAATCAAAGTATTTCTCACCTCCCTCTACCTGAAATACTGGATTTCCTTGGTAAGCACTTTTAGGTCCAACAGGTACAGTAACAGGAGAGCTAAATGCAAAAGGTATTGTAAATGTATAATTAGTACCAACTGGACCAAAAGATGCTAAATTTTTAGATCTTCCAATAGGCCAAGGGTAAGTTGAGGAAATAGCAGGAACGCTGAAGCTTCCCTTACCTGTGGGGGATAGAGATCCAGTTCCACCAACAGGATAAATCGTATTAATCTCTTCCCTTAAGTCTGTATCATATTCTGAATTTGGAATAGTATAGATAAAACCAGGATTAGTAAATTCAGTAACTGAACTACTAGAAGAGATGGACAAGTCGAGTGCAGCACTAAGTTTGATGTCATCAATTTCATATAGTGGAGATCCAGTTGCTCCAGTAGACCCAGTTGTTCCTACTCCAGAATCCCTCTTTTTATCACTAAGACTGTAAAGCAGTGTATAATCTAAATAGGGACTACTACCAGTCCCACCAGTATATCCTAGAGGGAATGCTCGATAATCTTTGATAACTACTGTACAGACAAAAAGAACACACTTTTGTTGGGTGTTTTCGATTATCTCATAACTAACAGGAGATTGAATGGTATTGGTTGTCTCGACTTCAACCCTTAAGATTGAAGCAAATTTATAGTCCTCAAACCCTCTGTAATTAGGAACATATTTTTCAAGGGCACTTTGAGGGTTAGCAACAGTACTCCTTCTTCTTAGCGATATCTTAGCCCCTCTAAAAACAGTATCATAAAATCCAGTAGACCTGTTGTAGACAAATGGGGTGAATAGCTCCTTTGTTGTGTTTCCAGAAATATTATAAGGGCTAGAATAGTCTGCTGGCTCAACCGTGAGGAAAGAAGAAAAATATAAAGCATCATCAGGATTTGCACTCCTAATTTTGCTTAGGTCTATCTTGCTCGGTAAATAGCTGTTTTGCCCCTCTATTTCATCAGAAGGGTATCCTTCAGGAACTCCTTCCAAAAGCATCCATTCATGGGTAAGATACATTGGATCTGGAATTTCCTTTTCAAAGCTGGGAGAAAAGTTAGTTGGGCTAAACGCAGGAGATGCATTTAATCTATAAGAATGACCCCTTGCATCAGTACCTCCAAAATAGCCCCACTTGTTTATGAATGGAACGATTTTAGATCTATTTGCTCTTGGAGCTGTATAGTTTTCCTCTAGGTACTCATATTCAGTATCTAGCTTTCCGTAATTAAAAATATATTCTTTGGTGTTAGCTTGAGAAATTGCTTGGGTCTCGTTAATCGACTGAATTCCGAAAAATCCATCAAATGAATCGAGGTTCTCCTCGGCTTTTACCCCCTTATATAGTGATGAAGCATCCTTCCAACCAGATTGTGTAAATATTGCAGGTACAACAATTGAGGTAGCACCAGTATTACTAAAGCCAATATCTTCGAAATAACTTACCGAAGTTCCTATAAAAGCTTGACCAGTGGTTAAGGTCCTTTGACTCCCAGTTCCATTATCAACTAAGATCTCTCCAGATTGGACTATATACTTAACACCAGATTTGATCTGTCCATTTACTTCGGATATCAACTGAAAGTATCGGTGGAATTCGGGAGTCGGGGTTTCTCCGTAGGAGGAAGACCAAAAATCAAAATCAAAATCCTTGATATCAAAGAAAGAGAATACTCCCGTCTTAATCTTTGGCATTTCATAGAGATTAAAAGATTGGCTAGTACCAAGATCAATAACAGACTTTTGGTCTTTTAAACTTGCGGTAAGTAATTCATCATAGCCATTAAACCCAGTTACCTTTCCATTTACATCAAAAATTGGATCATCAACATACGGAGTAACGGTTTCTATCGCTGATGCACCACCGGTGACACCAGTTCCACTCTTGACCTCAATATAATTACCAACAACAACCTTATCTTTCTCAGAGGATCCAAAAGAAACTCTAGAAAGTGCATAATCTGTTCCGCCGCTAAATGATACAGCACCAGAGAGGGTTGATGCATCAACACCGCCTATCTTAACAAACCCAGATTGAGAAAATGTTGAATAAATTTCCCAGCTAGTAGTATCTATGGCTGGATCTGCATTAGGAGATCCTGGAGTAGATGGCGAGATATTGATTTTAGCTTTGTAGTAATTGTTTTGTGACATAACAACATCACCAGTAGAATATCCGCTTGTGTTGTTCCATAATCCAACATATTCAGATTCAAATGTTGCATAGTCATCGTAGATTACAACTCTATACTCACGATTAACTTTTGTACCACTAGCTTTGGTTCTGATTACCGAGGTGGATGAGCTTGGAGCAGAATTCCAAACCACATCACTTATTGAATTTACGCAATCACAAAAAGCAGAAGCTATCTGTTTAGTATTTCCGTCAATTGCATTGAAATAATGATTGTTCCCTATATTATAAGATGATCCGGCTTTCCATCCTACAAGGGTTCCACCAAATTCTCCAGTTTTAATTAAATCATATCTTCCAGCGGATTCAGATCTTGTTCCATTCGGCCAAAATAGCTTAAAGACTACCTCTCCGTTTAATGGCTCGTTTATTAAGAATTCAATTCCAATGTTTGCTCTTCCCCTTGAACCTGGTAAAATCCCTTTGATTGACCCAATCTTATCACCATATCCTGTGAATGCCTGTAGATTGATTGACTTATTGCCTATTACAAGGGATCCAGTAGGAAGGTTTACATTTCCGGTTACTCCAAAGGTACCATTATCATAAGGACCATAGGTAGCATATCCTGGCGTATTGTTCTCCCAGGTTTTAGTAGTTCTGTTATAATTCTCAAACCTTTTTAGAGAATAAAAATTGTCGCTCTTATCTGTGATGTAATAAAGCTTCTGTGGATCGTTAACATTGGTATCATACGAACCGGGAATCCACCCAGAGGCTCCCTCGTAATACAATCTTACTCCACCAGTGCTACTTTGGAAATTTGGTCTATTATCTTCATAATGCCCCAAATTATTTCTAGACGGCTTTGGTAAATTTAAATTGTCTGGACTATTCTTGAAATCGAAAAAATAATCGCCATTTAAGAAAAACTCACCAAGATCGTTTTTGGAGACATAAAAACCAAAATATCTGTTGATTGTATATAAATCTGAATCTGGATCGTTAAATAGAAATTCCATGTTCAGCACATTCGGACAAACAACTCCATTTCTTTGAAACCCGTCAGTAACGTAGTTTTCAAAATCAGATTGGATAGATGCTTGTGGGCTTACCAAATAATCATATAGAAGCTCGCCCCTCTCTGTAAAAACACCATCCTTAATGCTCACTCCATTGTAATATGTGTAAGTATTCTGTTGGAAAGAGAAATCAATCGGGGATTTTTTGTAATTTTTATTGTTAACAATACCCCTGATGTACTGCCCAATCTTAGTCTCAGACCTTAAATCATATGTTGCTATTACTTTTGCATGGGGTAGAATCTTAGAATTAAAAAATCCCTCGACGTCATCAACATCATTTTGGAACTTAAGTTCGTTCATTTCAACGACCTTTCCAGAACCAGAAACCACACGATAGGTGCTGTAAAGATTTACTCCATCAAAGATTTGATTTGCCTTGTATAAAATATCAAGACCTGAGTTGTCCTTACCATATGCTATTTGAAAAGTCTCCGTTGAATCAGGATCTTGAATTAATTTATAACTAATTGATTCCCTAATCCTAGTTACATTTGTAGTATATGGATAGCTTAATGGCTCTGGTATTTTAAATATGACAAAAAATTCAGGCAACTCGTTTCTCAACCAAAGGGGCTGAAAATATCTGAAATTCTCAGTATAATTTTTATCAATCAGGGTAGAAGCTCCACTTCCATAAAAAAAATCATACTGAAATTCAAAGTCCTCTTGGGCTTTGGAACTCCCGTCAGTAAATTCACCAACTTGGAATATCAGATCATTAGCTAAAGCACCCTTATCAAAAAAGTTATAAATATCAGTTGCATAAGAATCCTTTCCAGTAACTTGAAACTTCTTAAACCTCTCAGAACTAAGCGTTGGATTGGCATTAAAGGAGTTTAGCCAAACTCCACCAGATGAATCCAAAGAAACTTTTACATTTCCCGTTAATTTGGGGTTTGTTCTTAGAAGTCCAAAAGAGGAATTGTAATCAAATAATTTTGGTGAAGCCATCTAAAGTTTTATTCCTTTATTTAGTAATTAAAAATCCCCTCCCATATTTTGTCCAATAGATGCAAAATTAGGAGCTGAGAGTGTATCATTTTTATACTTTCCAGTCACAACAACATCAAAAGAGAAAGGACTTTGGTTTCTTACCTGTATATCTATTCCAGCTTTTTTGGTGTATGTTATGTTTGTTGGGTTTCCATCCGCTCTAAAACCGCCGATATAACCTAATTTATCATTAGCTCTAAATTGGAATATTAAAGGAATATTGATAGCATTTTTGTCTCCACTTTTGACATATTTTGAGGCCAGCTGTGTTGATCCCTCAACTTGTATGGTAGATGCTGTTGGTGGACCTAAGAATAGGTAAGATCCACACGTGTACCTTCCAATCAAATACTCGTCATTAGCAGTAAACCCAAGCTTATTCGGGTACATGGCATCTTCTCTCGATGCAGTTGCACCCTGGGCAAAATCTACAGAAACTTGCTGATATCCAAGTTGCTGGAAGCTGTTAACAACGGTTGTATCCAAATGGAAGTAGTCTGATTGCCTGAAATAAGGGTAAACTACCACTCCCCCGCTGAAGTTTGGTTTCACAAGATTTGTGAAAGATAACCCGGTTGTTAGATCTGGATGATTCTTATGAATACAGAATTCGCTTAGGGTTCCATTTCCATTTCCAGTATAACTTCCGGTCACACCAGAAAATGTTCCATTCCAAACATTTGCGTCAGTTCCTGATGCGGTAGGAACCGAAGAATCGGTAGGATCAAAAGGCAAAAGCTGACTTCCGTTTCTTGGCAATCCACTCGAATCCCCGGTATAGTCATAAGATGCAGAAAAAGATGCAGGTACATTATAAAGCTGAGCATCAAAGCCTACTGACTTCCACCTTGGGTAGATAAACTGACTGTTAGAATTACCAGAAGCGTATGGTGGTGCTTGTCTAAATTCTTTGAATGAGTCGTTATTAGCACCACCAGTTGATCCAGTTGGTATAATATCAGCGGTACTCAAAGAAGTAACTGAAATTGGTACTTCACCATATCTTAAATTAGTTGTATATCCATCCGGTAAAGAATAAGTAGAGCTTGTACCAGCAAGAGTAGATAACCCACCAGGTAGTATGGAAGAAAGTTCTAATAAACCTGCAGAGGTATTAATAATTTTGATCTCGTAAACAGTTGAAGCTATCTTACCTGCATCAGAGGTTGAAGCGTTCTGGTAGATCTGATCAAAATAGCCAGCATTTAGATTGACTGTTGATCCATTCGAAACAAGCTGAGAATTTGATCCACTAACGACGTAAACCTCTAGCGATCCAGTAACATTACCAATTGTAGCCTGCAGAGAATTAATTTGATCCTGGAGCTCGTTCAATTTTTGGAAAAGATCCAAAGGATTACCAGAGCTATCATAATATCCGCTTAAAATAGACGAGGTTCCAAGGTAGTAGGTTTTATCTGCGGTCTGTACCTGCTGATTTAAAAGACCATCAATCCCTTTAGCATTAAGATCCTCCTGAATTGCAAGTATTGCTTCATCCTTAAGGTTAGTACTAACACTTTGTGTGGTACTTTGTGTTGAAAGATCCTCTGGGAACGTTACCACCACGGGAGAAGAAAAATCCGATGTTAGTGGATTGTCTGGCCATCCAGCTTCTGAAACAGATTTAATTCTTATTTCAACGCGTTCACCTTTAGTGATTGGGATGTCAAGTTGATTGATGTTGGTAGCATCTGCATTATCAGTGTCCTCTGGAGCCCAAATGTAGGTACCAGTATTCTGATCATATACTTTTTTTCTGAGTTCTGATTTTATCTCAGTCCAATTAGAAAAGGCCCCAGTTTTTTCCTGCCCATTTTCGTCAGTGTAACCTATCTGTTGTACTGCAGGAGAAGCTCCAGCTTCCGATAGGTACCTATACTGTATAATAAACTGAATCACACTCTGATCTCCAGTCACGGTACTTGATTTAGGAGGTGGGATTGGCCAAAAACCTCTTACCCTATATTTTGGCTCCACAGTCAATGCAGGATTAGTCTCTGCTATTGATGTAATATCATTCACAACCGATGAAAGTAATTGTTGCTTTTGGACTCTCTGTTGAGTTAGAGAATTAAGCGAAGCAAGAGCAGAACTTGAAGCCTGTGTATTTAATGATGTTTGAGAAATGTTTGTAACATTGTTTGCTAAAACATTAGTTGATGATACAGAATTAAGATCTGTCCTGGCCTGATTAATCGAATTATCAATCTGTTGAATCTCCGATTGTAAAGTAGATTTTAGAGCTACCTTATCATTTAAGGTTTGTACATCGGTGCCTTCAGTTAATTGTGTATTTACCTGGACAACCCTAAAATTTGTAGCAGCAACAGAAGGACTATCAGGCACAAGTCCATTTATTGCGTTAATCTTTTTCTCCTTCGCCATGCCAAGGAAAATCTGACCCAAATCGGCAACGGAGGTTAGGTAAAATTGTTCTAATGTTTGAACTCCCGAATTAGTGTTTGTAGTAAGTTGATTACTATAAATCACTATACCCGTTGACCAAGAGGAACCGATAACATTAAAATTGTCATCGATCTTTTTAAAGAAAATACCCTGTCTTTCGTCAAACCCTACATTTACCTCAATAACTCTAGGACTTAATTGAGAAGATTCAAGAGTCAAATTATTGTCTCCGATTTGTACTGGCTGGTATCCAGAGGATCTTTTAAGTTGTACAGAGGTTTCCTGGATATTTACAGAGGTTATCAAATAGCGTGTTCCGTCATTAGTTAACAACGTATCTCCAACCGCTAATGTCCTTCCATTCTGTACATTAGATGTTGTGTCTGTGTAGTTGACAGTGTTAAGTTTGTAATTCCTTCTAGTTTCTTCAACTTGATTTCCATTAGCATCTGTAATAGTTACTACATCATCATAAAAAGAAAGTACACCAAACGAACCTTTGTTTCTAATAGATCTCAAAGGAAGATCGATATTATCCTCATCAACAAAATAGGTTATCCCAGCATCATCAAGTTCATTGATAAATCCTTGTTCAGTTAGATCGTTCCTTCCGTTTAGGTTGTTATCAAAATAGGCCTTCTTCTCGTCTGTATTGGTGTTTGCAATAATTCTTTTAACCCTTACACGATCAGCATCGTCAGCTATTTGTCCAGTTACATCTATTGTAACATAAAGCAACGGGCTAAGAAAACTTTCGAAGAACCAATTATCCCTTGTTGAGAATGTACTTGGTACCTGAAGGTTCGACAGTGGAGTTGGGTCCTTTAATGGCTGCGATTTATAAACTTGGCTGTATGTACCATCGGGATTTCTAACGGTAGCAAAGTTATCACCTAGTCCTGCTAATGACTGAATATTAGAATCGAGACGCTCGATCTCACTCCTTAAGTATCCATAAGCAGGAATACTTGCGAAAGATGGCAAACCATTTTCGTCTAGCAACTCAATCTGCACATTTTCATTTGTAGAGGTTGCTACCTCATTTAGACCGTTAATTATCTCCAATGAATTTTTTTGCAGTCTTAAAAACTGAGCTACTAGAGAACTAATTGAATTTTGTGTTGATGCCATTTTAGTTTATAAAATTTTATCCATTATTTGTTAAGCTTTTTCCTACTATATCAGCCTGGAAGATCAGATTCTCGTTATCGATACAAATGATCTCAATAACTGGCATATACTCATAGGAAGAAATATCAGAATCTACCAGGGAAATTATCAAGTTAGAATAAGCTACCCCGCTAGGATTGCTAATTGGATATTTTCCAACCGCATTAGTTAAGAAATTGATGGTGAAGTCACCAGGAATAATTTGGTCCCCAAAGCTGAATTTCATAGCCTGTCCTTTCTTCCAGTTAACGACAGAGTCATCAATTCTTATCGTTAGATCAGAGGTAAGAGTTATTGGAGTACCATTATTTACGTGCTTTACATAGTTACCAAAGGTTTTAAGACCTATTCTGTTAGAAGAGGTATTTTGTAAGGTGACTGTTCCATTATTAGGTCCGATGTTAAACTCCTGGTTATTGTTTTCGATAATAACCTGGTTAGGTACCGATCGATTTACTATAACTCCAGAACCTTGCTTGATAGTATCCAAATTGTATGAGATCTCAACTGAAGTCTCATTATTGATAATAGCCCGGATTAACTCATAATTTTGAGTAATCAATCCCATTACAGATTGGGTGTTGTTGAAAAGGGCCTGGTTAGCTGCATAGGAGCTTTCCAAGCTTGTAATTCTCCTATCCAATGTTGTAGAGGTGTCTTGTGTAAGTAGCAAGTTTTCCATCTCAGAGACTCTTCTTTCCAGATCAATATAACTTGCTGCGTTATTGTTAAGAGTGCTTGAAGCATCTTGTAAAACATTCACAGCATCCATAAACATCGTTAGAGAGAATGGGGAATAATCATTGATTGCCTGCTCAACCCCAGTCTGATCGATGTCAACATCAAATTTGATATTTAGCTTCAGACCGTAAGAGTTACCATTTAACTTGGTAACTATATTTGGTTTGTACTTTTGGAATCTAGGTATGCTATAAACATTAGTTCCAGTTGTCTGTACATCATCCAGGAATAAAACCCCATAAAGGTTTGTGGCTGAATTTGTAGGATCTGCTGGGTCATAGACATCATAATAGATAAGCACCGCATTAAACTCGAAATCCTCTGAGATAGAAGTAGAGTTGAACTCCTCTAATGTTGAAATTGATGCATCATCAACAATCTGTTTATAAGAATCCGGGTCGAAATCGATTCCAATTGAATCTAATTTGGTTCTTACATATCTCTGAAATCCAACACCAGCTGTTGCTCCAGAAACAGATTTTGAAATAATAAGAGAAGTTGGATCAACAAATGTTGAATCAGTGAAATATGTGTTTGCTGTATCCCTAGGGGCATACCAGTTACCGCTTCCTGTTGATCCGTCAGTGGTATCAGAGAACGTAACACTCGGCGAACCTAAAACATCATCATCGAAGATAGCTAAATTGGTTAACCCGCTCGGATTTAATTCATCATAAGATCTCCCAGTCAAATATTCTTTATCCAAAGGATCCGCTGGGTTATTCGTCCATTGGAAATCTGGATAATAATTTGAATCAACTAAATTTTTAAAAAGTACCGTTGGTGTGTTACCGTCTTTAGTCGGAACGTGAACATACACTTCTGAATAAGTGTTGTTGTTGTTCTTGACGGAGTTTACAATATCAAGATTACCAATATACTGAACTACCCTATTGTATGTTGAACCTGCTAATCCGTATGATCCAGTTCCTCCGGAGGGGTCACCTTCAACATACCTTTTCTGGGTGGAAGGTAAGTCATTTATAGTAATAACAGTATTTTGATCTAGAGTAGCAACTACCTGATCCGAGGATGCTGGTTGGTATCTTATAGCACCTACTTCCTTAAGCCATTTGAAAAATACCCTTTCGGAAATATTTTGCTTTAGGCTGGGATCGTAATCATCCCCACTTAGGATTGTAGTTTCAACATTCAAACAGTAGCTCTGGAAACTTTGTGAGAAATCAGTATTGGCATTACCAGTAATAATGTTTCCAGCACTTGTTGCATAATCCAAAAAGGCACTATCTGGAGCATTTAGCTTAATGCTATTGCCCAAGGGATCACCAGAATTAATATCTGGGATGTTAAGAAGAGCAAATTTTGAAAACTTGAACTTATCAACCGAATTGTTAAACGTAAAAGACAGATCTTCAGCAGCAGAAGAAAATGCGTAGAAAGTTCCACCCTGTACTTGAAGAGGCCTTATAAATGGAGTTTTTGCCATTTATCTAATTTTTTTTATTATGCAAAAGACATATTTGAAGATCCAAGTACTACCCAAGATCCTTCTTGGCTACCGCTATCCTTACCGATCCTTGGTTCCCATTGGAGTTGAATAGAAGATTGATAAGGTCTGTTGGCATCAACAGTAATTCCAGTAGAAGGGAATTGACCATATCCACTAGCTGTATTAAAGCCGGTATAGTTTGATCCCTGGACACCGGTTTTAATAGAACCAGCAGAAGTTTCTGTGTTTACGACGGTAATTCTTAAACCAGCAGGTAAATTAGCTCCTGTTGCTCCGTCAGTTCCAACACTCATATAGAAGCCGGAAGAACACTGTGCATAAATCACATCTTCTTGAGCTGTGATAACATAAGGATTACCAGACGAAGTTCCTCTACCTCCACCGCCACCGGTTGCGGAAGAAGGGAATGTTGTTCCCGCTGTAGCTCCACTAGCACCAACAGTGTTTCCACAGGCAAAATTACCAACTGGACCCAAGGTCATTGTGTTATTTAATGTGGTAGATCCACTTAAAGTTGTCGTTCCAGAAAAAGTAGAGGTTCCACTTTGTGTTAAAGTGCTTCCTGGACCAAAGCTGATTGTCCCGCTTCCTGTTAAGTTGGTAGTCGAAACGGTTGTAAAAGATCCAGCACCAGACGAATTAATCTGAGCTAAAGCTGTTCCCCCGCTTGGTACGATAATAGAATCGAACTTTCCAGTTTTAGCAGAAATTCTTCCTGTTGAAGCACCCGATAGGTTAATGATTCCGTTGACAGTATCTAGACCAAAAACAGTGTTATAGTTATTAATCCAATTCTCCAGGGTAAGGAAATTTGAATTAATAGTTGTTCTCGATGCAGAAATCGAATCAGAGCCAAGAATGGAAGTAGTATTTACTGTAGCCATTTTTTGTAATTATTTTGATTTCTTTAGTTTTGAATATATATCAAACCATTTCCAAAGACATAAAACATGTTAATAGAAGAGAAGGAACTAATTCAACTCAATACAAATACTACATCACTTAGCGAAAAGATCCTACCAGTAATCATGTGTACTTGGAAAAGGGAGGATGGGTTTTTAAGAGTCGTTCAGCAGCTTAACAATCAGAATTTCAAAAACTTCCATCTATTTGTATGGAATAACAATCAGGAAAAATCAGAATCCTTTCAGAAAATACTTTCAGAAAACGCAAATTTTAGTTGCAGTATAATACACAGCAAAGAAAACATAGGCGGTTTTGGGAGATTCTTTTTGGCAAAACATCTACTCGACATGGAAAGCCGCTTAGACTTTTGTGTCTTTATAGATGACGATCAAACATTCGAAGCAGATTCGTTAGACATCTTCTTAAAAGAATCCTCAAAAAAGCAGATATCTTCACAATGGGCATGGAAAATTAAAACACTTAACTACTACGGTGCTGCCAATAGGATAAACGTTTCTGGTGGAGATTCTGTTGATTACTGTGGAACCGGAGGAATGGTTTGCGATATGGATATATTCAGGGAGGATGAACTTTTTAAGTGCCCAGAAAAATATTGGTTTATCGAAGATTTATGGCTATCATTCTTTGCAAACCATTACCACGGATATGAACTAAAGAAAAGTTCGGCAAAATTCAAAAATGGAAGCGACGAGCACAATCTATTCGACCAAATTAAACACCTAAAAAGCCCAATGCTTAAAGATCTAGTCGAAAACTACGGCTGGCAAATCACATACAATCAATAAAATAAATTTACTCAGTGGACAAAAAATTCTCACTAACTCTCTCAGAAGAGCAAAAGCAGGCAAAAGCACAAATTCTACTTCACCCGTTTAACTTTGTTACTGGAAAGGCAGGGAGTGGAAAAACACTATTAGCAGTGCAAATAGCTTTGGACATGTTTTTTAAAAAACAATGTGCAAAAATAGTTATTACCAGGCCTACGGTATCAAACGAGGATAATGGATTTCTTCCAGGTTCACTTGAGGAAAAGATGGAACCTTGGCTAGTTCCCATTAGGTCCAATATGAGAAAGGTCTATAATAAACCAGACCACTTAGAAAAGATGGAAAAAGATGAAACCATTGAATTGGTTTCACTAACACACTTCAGAGGAAGAACTTTTGAAAGGTCTATTGTTATAGTTGATGAATTCCAAAACCTGACTAAACAACAATTAGGTATGGTTCTTGGAAGGTTGGGTAAACACTCTACAATGATTCTTTGTGGCGACGGTCAACAAATTGATCTTAAGTTCAATAACGATTCAGCTATACACGAAGTACCGAAGTTAAAGGGATCCCAATACGTATACTCGATTGCTCTAAGGGACAATCATAGACACGATTCTATCGATGAGGTTTTGAGCCTACTATATTCTTTCTAATTAGAATTGATCAAAAGTAGCGTCCGGATTGTCCTGTATAATCAAAGCAGACCCGAAAGGAACTAAGTTTTGTAACATAATCCTTTTTTGCTCTTCGGAAAGATCTTTTGAAAGTTCCCTGTACTCAGATCCGCTCATATACTTAGGTGGTTTTCTATATCCATAATCAGCAGAATTCACAAACTCTGGATTAGGATCATCAGCTTCTGGAACTGTTTGGTCCACTACTTTAACAAAGGCAGGTTTTGAAATCTCATAAACGTTGCCGTTGCAATCTTCCACAATATTTTGTATAGAGTAGTATCCAGAAGTTGAGAAGGTGTAAATGAAATATGGTATGTCTTTAATGTCCAAAAGAACCTCACCAGACAAAGCATTAGTAAGCTTCCATCTGTTGGAATTTTTACCAAAAATTTTGCTATCGTAATTACTTAGGAATACTGTAGAAAGCATCGGAACAAAAAGATCTGAATCCGAGTTGTGTACATCGACCCAAGTCCAGGCTCCAGAACCAGCTCTAGAAATAATATTACCCATATCTTTACCAACACCAGGCTTATAGCTTTCCAGGAATGAAACGAACGATCCTGTAGCAGAACTATAGGGTAGGTTGGAGGGACCTGTTACTCCCGCGCTTGATCCGGCAACGAATACGTCCAGCTTAGGACCAACGTGGAATTTTAACTGGGATTGGTCCCCAGTATTTCCTTGTCCAAAAGTTGAAGCAATGTCTACATAGGTTCCAGTTACGTTTCTCTTTATAATGTTATGACCACTACCGGTAACACCGCTTGTCCTCTGATAATACAGAGCTAAATATTGATCACCCCCAGGTAAAGCATCACTTTGATCACTTATAGAAGATAGGAAAGGACTACCATAGCTAGTTGGAAGAACCTCATAAGCTGAAAGCTGAGAATAGTTACCACCAGGTCTAATCAAAAGGGTTAAAACATTTACACCACCAGATGTCCCGATGCCACTTAAAGAAGCAGTTCTAGATGCTGGAGAAAGAACTGGGGTGTCAGTATAAAGGGTGTTTACATAATAGGTATCTTCAGACCTATATCCAGAGATTGTATTGAACCAATTTGTATACCCAGAAGCAGTCCCACCAGAATTTTTTATAAAGGCACCAGAGAGTGGTAAATTATTGAAATCATTTAAAACAAAGTACGGATAAGAATAGCCAGGATTCGGGTGAGTTAGAGAAAGGCTACCAACAGTTACGTCACGAGTAGAAGTACCTGTAAGAAGGTATGTCAATGAATTTTCCAGAGATGTAATACCATCAACACTTGAGGTTGAAGATCCGGTAAGTCCCACGTTAAATCCTCCTCTAATAGAAAGACTCGAGTTCATATCAACCACACTACCACTTCTATCATATGTTCCAGAAGTTTTGGAGGAGAAGATAAACTCAGGTGAGTTTGGTAGATCACTTAGATCAAACCAACCATCTTTAAGTGTTGCTAAACCACCAGAATAGTTTGAAATAAGTCTTACCGAGTTTTCAGTAACAGATAAATCAAGATTTTCAATCAAAGATGGAGGTGAATAAGATGCATCAATTACCCCAGTTGGATCAAAAGAACCACTAGCACCAGGGAAATATCTAAAATTCTTCAGAGAAAACTGGTTTTTAACAACTTCTCCAGCAGAAAAATCAATATCTCCATAACTAACCTTACTTCCGAGATCAACCTCAACTTCAGCCATGAAGATTGCCTCAGTATCGCTAAGTATTGAAGTTTGTGGCAAGTAGATGCCACTAGTGGCTCCTGTTGCTGCGTTCAATATCCAAGGATAGTCATATGATGCGGTTAAGCCAGGAGAGGCAATGTTAGAAAATCCAACAGGTCCACCAGTTGGTCCAGTAGCTCCAGTAACAGTCATATCAGCAGCTCCTGGGTATTTGCTCGAGTAGATAAACTCGCCTGCCTCTAAGTATCTTTTAAAAGTTCCCAGAACAAATACTGAAGAATTATCAACAGATGGAAGGGCTTTATAAACCTTAGTAGAATGTCCTCTAAATGGGACCACAGTTTTGATCTGACCACCATCAGAGTAAAGTGCAACAAATCCAACATCAGCAGTTGCTCCAGAAGAGTCCGTTGGGTTAGGATTGGGAAGTGTATAGTTTGGGGTAAGGTTGTTTTTCTCCCCAAAATTTATCGAGTTTTCGCTTGAATAACCGGTTACCACGTTATAATCACGGTACTTACTAGCAGAGGTTACTGTAAAAGTAGTTGTGTCTGTGAGCCAGTCAGAATCTGCTATAAGTTTAGAAAGCTCTTCATCGCTGTAAGGGATTATCTCCCCATTATTCCAATAGGGTTGTTCCCCCGCTTTACCGCTTGCAATGTCTTTGAAATTGGTTTCCAAAAACAAGTTTCTTGGATCCAAACCAGGATGATGATTTTTTAGGTATTCATTATCGTATCCTCTCCAGGTTGGGTATTTCCAAGTGTATTTGTCAGCTTTCGGAAGTCTAGCAGTATCAGTAGTTCCGCCCTCTGTGGTGTGTGTATAATAAACAAAATTCCATCCTGTGGTTCCTGTATACTTAGATGTTCCGTATACGTGAGGCAGGGTATAATCAAAGAGGCAAATATTATTGCCAGCAACAATCCAAAGATCCTCTTCATAAATCTTCCTTGTTCCGGCTAGAGATTTTTCTTCAACCTTCATTAATTCAATCACCCTATTATCAGGCAGATTTGTATTGGAAGAAGTTAAATGGGTGAAGGAATCCCCATTAAAATGATAGAATCCATTTGAAGTAGAAGGCTGATCAAACGGATTTCCTATCCTAAAAAAGACGTGCCCATTCTTTCTGGCTACTACCTTAGTTACTCCTACGCCGGATCCAATATTCCAATTATAGAATTTCTTACCATCCCAATATGTTATACCATTCTCGGTACCAGCCCAATAGTTTCCATCCTCATCAAAAGAAACATCGTACACAATATCACCGCCAATACCAGAGGTAATAGAATTGTATTTAGAAAGCTGCTTAATTGCAAGCTCGCCATTATCCAAAGTTATAGGATCAAGATTTCCCTGAGGGATAGTTTGGAGTCCGTCATTTGTGCTTAGATAATACTCAAATGTATTACCACCTTCACCCTTAGCTGTTATCTCATAAATGTGAGGCCATGTATATCCTGGGCTTATCTCATTCCATTGCTCAGACACTTTATCATACCTCCAAAGATATCCGCCAGTCACCCCGGTGTTTCCAGTTCCGCCTGTTCCAGAACCTCCGTTCAGGGGTGAGATAAAAGCAAGAACCTCCTCCGTGTAGGGACTTGCGTAAATAGTAGGTACTTCCCAATTAGGAGACTGTGAAGAATAATTTCCAAATTGACTTAAAGACCAACTTTCCCCAGTAGCAGCCTGACTTCCAGCAGCCTTAAAAACTAATTCCTGAGATAAAGAAGCAGTTACTGCACACCCAACCCATTTGCTGTTTTCATTATCAATAGAGATTGACCTAGTATCCAAGAAGTATGGATCATTGCTAGGAACCACCGAATTTTGGTAATTATAGTATGACCAATTTTCGCCATCGTATTTGGTAAGATCTCTCCCCACAGCCCAAACGTCCCCAAAGGAATCAAGAGCTGCAGTGTTTATATAGAAAAAAGTTGTTGGCATTGCTTTCTATTTATCAAAATTTTAGAATATGGTATTTCCGTACACTATTCGCTTACCCAGCTCAAAGTAATCGTTTGTAGGTAAGGTTAAATCAGGTGGCATACCAGAGCAAGAAAGAACACTTGAGCTACCAGTATAATAATAAGCAAATGGAGCTAAGTTCAAAGAAAGTGATGCATTTAGTGTAGCAGAGTTATCTTTTATTTGCACAGTTTCGATACTCTCACTTTTAACCTCCATTTTTAAACCATAATAATCAGCTGGGGTTCCAAGTGAATTAATATTATAGTTTTTAACTGCAGTAAATTCAATCGCACCAGTACCACCGGGTATTGATGATGAACTTATGGCAGCATTCAACTGTGTAGCAACCCCATCATTTCCTGTAACATCTTGCATTACATAATATTCGAAATTAAGCGACCCAGGCTCATTTCCCTGCCCAGAATTAGCATTAACAGTACAAGTTGCATTAAAAGAGCCATTAACAGTTATATAAATCTCGTAGGCATTACCAGTGTATCCAAGATTCGTGAAATATTGTGGCGAATAAACTACAGGGTTAAACCCAGAACTTCGGCTAGTAATCGGAAATCTTGGAGACCAATAATCACTCTGTGCTGAATTTAACTGCGGATAAACATTATTTAAGATATCTGCAATTAGGGATAGAGAATAATTTCCGTTGGCAACCAGATCAGTAATATTTCCAGATTGGCCATCGTCTGCAAAGTAGAGTTGTTTCGGTCTTCCGAGGTTAGGTAGGGAAGGGTATATGTAGCGTCCAGTTATTATTTCTATATCACCGCTCGCATAAAAATAGTCCTCCACAACAATATAACCTCTAACACGCGAAACACCTGCGGTTACAAAAAGTGGGTTGCCACTAAGACCTGTACATTCTATGTAAGCATCCTCTTGAGTAGAGTGAAATCCAGTAACAAATTGACCACTCGCTGCGGAAGAAAAGTCAATCTTAAAAACATAGGAATTAGTAGGATACCCAAAGACACCTGTTTGTCTTCCGGTACTTGTGATAACCCCTTCCTGTGAATAAGGTTGGGCTGGACCAATCCTGTTTATATAATTATTTTCTTGTACCCCGGTTTTAGTAACTGTTATTGAAGAAGAACTAGTATCAGTGGCAAAAGAACTTGTGGCATCAAGTCTCGTAGAAACAAGCACAGTTGCTCCAGGAGCAGCTGCTATATTAGCTCCAGGGACGAGTTTCCAATCATCGTATTCTAGAGTAGGGTTAGTACTTGTTGAATAGTTAGATCCTCCTATAACCCATTGATAAGAGGTAGGTGCTTCTGGTACTCCAGTGGAAGTGTTGGTAAATTGTGCTTCTTGTGACATCAGAACTGGGTTTGGTGCAACACTAAAGGATGAAGTTACCGAAGCTGTCAATACTTCTATACCGTTGGTGGAGGTAAATGAATTTGTAACATTATTAAAATCAGTTACTGTTAAGGTAGCTGTGTATTGGCCAGGAATATTATACCTTACCTGGGCAGTTGCTCCAGTGGCAGAAGCAATGTTGCCACCACTAAAAGTCCACCTTCTATCATAAGGAGGTAATCCACCAAAAGTGGTATCTGTAAAAATAACTGACTGTGTTTCGTATATTTGAATTGTTGAAGACATATCGGTAATTTTTTATGGTCCGGTCGCTACTGTAAATGATACAACCAATGGAGGTGGTGCACCAGGCACTGATGCTGGCACTGCCCCACTACCACCAACAGCAGCAAACGGGAATAGGGAAATAGAAGAAGGACCTGCAGTGGTTAAAGTTGCAGATGCAGTCTCTGGTATAACTCTATAGTAGAAATTAGTAATGTTCGGGTCTGAAGAAGCATTCAATTGACTTGCAGCTGAACCCAAAGTCAAATAAGCAGAAGCACCTGTTCCACCACCGGTAGGTCCAAAAGTAACACCAACAGGGAATGGGAAAGATTCGCTACCTGTACTTATTTTGACATTATCTCCAACTTTAGCACTGTGTATTTCATAGCCACCGAGCCATCCATTTTCAAATTCTAAATCGTCCCAAGAATGAGCGTAAGCATTGTCCCAAGAGGATTGTGTAAATGTTTGCCATTTTAAATTCTTGGTACCAAAATATTTAAGATTCTCTACCGGATTAGTACCAGAAGACGCGTCCCAATTAACATACCTGAAGCCACCAGTTGCACCGCCAGAAAGTTGGGAATCTGAAGAAACTAGATTCAGTGAACCAGTAAGCGAAACTGTTAAGGTGTCTCCATTTCCAATATTTCCACTCTCGGTATCAGCCACAATATTAATTGTTACTGGATTATCAGTAGGTTCAAAAGTCTGTGCATAGTAATCCGGTTGTGTTACTACTTTATTGATCTCCTGAATAATAGAATTTGCAGTAGACTGCAGGTTTGATCCCGAAGCTGTTGCTCCAATTACCCTACCGTTTACAGATACAGCGATAGTACCACCACCAGTCACCTTTTGATCCGGGTAAAGGGAAGGTAAAACATAATATCCAGTTCCTCCAGCAATAGAAGACGGTCCGGAAGTTGCACCTACACCTGCCTGGTTTCCTAAGATATAAGGTATTTGGAAAGAATAGCCAGTTGCTCCCGCAGGAATCGATATCTTCCAAGACTTATTCAAGTCATCAATACTACCAGTGATAAAAACATCCGCTCCGTCAACAAAATTGTGAGGAACTGTTGTAAAGACGTTGGCAAAGCCATACTGACTGCCAGAAATTAAAAGAGAGTAGATCTTAGAAACCGAAAGTATGTTTTGGCTTAATCTGAAATCACCAGATGCACCCACAGCTGGAACGTTTCTTCCGACTTGTAATATTTGTCCATCTAGGGCATTGTTGCCATATATCGCAAAGTCCAATAACTCCTCTGGAATTTCCTTCTGGAGCTCAGTTTTAGTTTTACCTTCTGCTGGATATTCCCAGATTGAATCATAACTATCCCAGTCTCGGATTGTAAGGTCCCAAGAATACTTTTCATTCTCTCTGTATCTCGTCCACCCATCAATTAATATAGTCCTTGGAGAAACAGTTATCGAAGACTTTACAATTTTCCTATTCTTAAAATTAAAGGCATCATACAGGTAACAGGTTACGTCATATTCCCCACTATATGGAAGGAAGTGAGCCAACTTATAGAAATCAACTGCATAGCCTCTATGCGAGAAATTGTAACCCGAACCGGGTTGTGTCTGAGATTTGTTAATTACCCATTCAATTTCATTATAGGCAGAAAAATCTATGGTTCTCCAAGTTAAAGCACTATTTTGACTCTGGAAAGATGGAAGATTCAAAGAATCCCAAGACATTCCCATTTCGTCCCAATCCCAGGTATCGGGCAAAAGTTCCAAGATAACAGGCATTCCGATATCAACAGCACAATCCTCAACAGGAAATGAAGTTGCGATGTTATCTCCCAGATTAAAAATCTCCCCGTTCATCTTCTTATCATAGAAGTTTGAGATAGCTGTTAATATGGTTTGATTCTGTGAAGCAGTGTATTTTTGTCCATTATATAGCGGATTGACTGAATTACCAAAATCAGATACTGGCGCATCAACAATATTAACAACACCATTCATCTTAGATGGATTGACGGTGGAGTAATAATAGTAAGGTCCAGTTGCTTGCGGATTGACATCAATCTGTACGATGCCTCCAGTTGTTCCATTATTAGATATTCCTAGCGGATCAACTTGACTCAGAGAAGCATCCGCGGTAAAATATAAATCATATCCAGAAGAAATGAGATTGAAATCATATTGCTTTCCTCTTTGAATAGAGATGGTTGGATTCAAAGCATTTCCGGTTGAGAATCTAAAAGCATCACCAGAAGGACCTATAACCTCAACATCTATATCAACGATGTTGTTGTAGTTCATAGGAGCTTGAATTGACTTAGGATCGGTTCTCGTCCCAAAGGCCCTTAAATCCTCAAGAAACCCAAAATCCGGATTGGAAATAAACCTAATGTTGTTACCCGAATCTATCTCATCCCTTTCTAAAGTATCGGTCCAGGCTTTTGAATTATAAACGTTATAGTAAACACCCTCTCCAGTAATGTCGATTATTCTAGCGTTTAATGGCAAATAACTTTGTTTCAATCTTTCCTTAAGAGCAAACAGCTTCAGAAGAACCTCCTCCTGTGTAAAAGTGAAAGCCTCGGGTGTTACCGGATATCCATAAGGGTCAACATTACTAGATGTTGTGTTTATATCGTAATAAAGACCGAACAATGCTGTCTTTTTATATGTTCTTGAAGGTACAAGGGTATTTTCAGAGGAAACATCCAGTACATACTCCCCATCAGCATTTGGACCATACGTTTGCTCTAATCTATACTTTCCACTATTCTCATTATCGAGAACATCTGCAATTAAAACGGTTTGGTTTGGCGTTTTTGTATTGGCGTAATTATTTAGGAATATTTGATTTTCCTGTAGTGGAGTAAGGTTTACCCTCTGATAATTTAAATTCAACCAGTATTCTTTGATCCTTAGATCCTGATAGCCAAAGAATTTCAAAGCACCTATTAGTCCCTTATAACTACCAATATATGGGAAGATCTCTTCCCCGGCAACCATGAGTTCCTTTCTTTTCTCGTTAATTTCTATATAATTAGGCAAAGGTTCCTCTGGATCGTGATTCCGAAGAATTCTAGAGTCCTCGTTTATAAATGCTCTACCCAGGTTTCTTGTTAAGACATCCAATCTTTCATCAGAGCCAATGATCTGACCGTAGAAATCAATCTCAGCAACTTTAGAGGCTGTACCTGATGTAATATCCTCTATGATGAGCTTTCTCTCATAAACTTCTGCTGCTTGATCTGGTGCTCCGATTGCAACATTTATTTGAAGTGCACGGGATGGAGTAGCAGCTTCTGGAGTAGAAACATATCCACCAGAGTAAGCGTCAGAGACATTTTTAACTACAGGAAAAACTATGTTTTGATAGTTTGTAATTGTTGGGTCTCCACCTACATCCGGGTCATTTTCAGTAATTTTGTATGTGAAAATGATATTAGAAACGTCTACATCACCATAGGAATCGTTCTCCCATCTAGATCTCCAAAGAGGTTCATTGCTTGAACCTGTTGCTCCTGTGTGTGGAAATCCAACAAAGTTAAGTCCAGATGTTGAGTCCTTAAATTCCTGGAGAACAAAGATTTGTTCATTTTCATATAGACCAGCAGACACAGGTTCAAAAAAGATACTACCTTTAAAGTATCCACCAGGTAAATCTTGTGCTATAGTCTCGCAATAAGCCAGGTTGCTATTGGATATAGCAGTAGGTCCGTTATAACCATTTAGATTAACAGTAACTATGCCTCCAGATATAGACGTGGAAGCAATATAGGCATTAATTAGGTTGGCTGGTTGGATACTAAGTCTTAAAGTGACCTTTCCACCCATTTGTATCTTCTCATTAACAGTGGTGGCCCAGTTGCTAATATTAAACCCATTTAAATCTTTGACATTGAAATAAAGTACATTGCTTGATAGATTTATTAGGGAAAGGTTACCAGCAGCAGGGGTTGTGTTAACCGAAAATGTCTCGTAGTTAAAAGTATACGTGAGTGGTACACCCGCGGTTGCACCAACATACTCAAAATTGAGAGGATTACCTTGTTTGTTATAAAATTTTAAATGCCTATCCGCCATTTTTAGAATACCCTTTTATTATTGAAAGGAACTGTATAGTTAAAGAAGTTTCTGATCTGTTTTACTGACTCAATCAAAGCAAAAACCACTCTTTGCATATTCTCAAGAATAGCTACTTTTCTAGGATCCCTAAACATTACATTAGAAAGAGTTCTTTCAAAAATCTGGTTCTTATAATCAAATCCCTCTTTAATATCAGCATCGTTGATGGAATTGCGTATATCATAAAGATTTTCCGTCGGATCAAATTGGTAATATCTCCTCTCCATAGCATTTGGCTTAATGTCCTTAGTGATAGCAACATATGTATCAAGGCTTGAACAAGGCCCATAAAGTTGCGCACCCAAAGCACTTGTTGTGACCTTTCTATATCCAGAGCAGCCAATGTTATATGCTCTTTCCTGAGCCTTATCAATGCTTGCATAAAGATCATCAGAGGTTTCAAACTCAGGAGTAGAAACTCTAAATTTTAAACCCTTAACAGTATATGATGATTCTACTGGAGGTAAAAACGGTGAATAATTTCTCTTAGTCATATTATCTGTTACTTTCCATTAACTTTGCTTTAGTCTGAGCATTCAGATTATTCAAGAAATTTCTTGGGTTTATACTAGTAATAGCAATGTTTAAAGCAGAGGGCTTACCGCTTACGATGCCTTCTTCGTAGACTGTGCCATATCTATCAGTCCATCCTCCTCTTAAGAGAATAAGCTCTCCCCTTCCTATAATAATATCACCATAATCGTCTAGACCAATTTGTCTATTTAGCTGAGCTGAAGAAGCATTAGAAAGGTTATCTACTGTACGGTGGTATTTTTCATTATCTTCACCAACAAAGAAGAAAGAAACTGAATCAACACCCTCAATTCCCTCAATCAAAGCAATAATATCCGATTTTGGTATTCTATCCCTTCTTTTAAGATTTAACATGTATTGAGATATTCTATCTCTAACTTTATCCTTTAAAACCTCTGGATCATAACCCTCAAAGATCGACATCGATACACTTCCAATGTACCTTTTAATATCAGCATCCAAAATTTTCACCACGGTAGTAGCAATCATTCTTCCAGAATCTTCAATAAGATTCAATAGGGATAACTTTTGGGATCTAGTAAGTAAAAACTGTGTTTGTGGGATGTCAAAATAATCCTGGTTTGAAGTCATTGAAATAGTTACATCAGGAACCAGGAAAATATAAACTACGTTATCATCATCCAGGTATTCATCATCAAATGTTGAAAAAGCCTGTATTTGTGAGAATATGTTTAGCTTTTGCAAATAGATTTCATAATTTTCAGCGTTTGCAAAAACATAGGATCTACTTGTTTTAGGAGCTACTATCCTTGTTAGTTCAATCGGTTCTGGGTCTGCTCCAAAGCTTGGATCAAGTACCCCAACGATAGAAAGGTAATTATTTAGATTTACGCTATTTCCAAAAAGGTCTGTTCCGCTATCGAGGAAACGATATGTGAGTTTGGTATCCTTTTTCGATTGTAGATTCCCACTGAATCCAGAGGTCTGTAAATATTCAACTCTAATAATGCTCCCAGCTTGTGGGATTTTACCAAAATTGGAATTTCCAAAATAAATATCTATACCCTCACTGATTCCACTCTTGACCAAATATCCTTCACCCTCAAGCGGGATATCATATAAGGATTCATACCTTTCCCAAGGGCTACCATTAACATATACATTCACATAAAACTGATCTATGTAAGCACCAGCTTTAGATGGCAAGTTAAAGCTCTGCAACGATTGTCCAGTTCCAGTAAATGTTGAGGAAGAAAAAGAACCCTGCACAATTTTGAAATTAAAAGCATTCCCTCGTGAAAGTGGTACCTTAACAGATGGGGAGTTTAAAATTAGGGTATAGGGTAATCCATTTTGTATACTCTGTATTTTAGGATTGTTACTTAAGATAACTGCTCCTCCACCAGCATCATCCTCTCTTAAATTCCAGGCAACTGCTGCTTCTCCTTGGGCTGACATGCCCCTTACCGGGTCATAACCAGCAATCCTTGCTAAACTCTTAATTGAATAATTCCTAGTAGCTTCTTGCATGTTTAGCTCTGTGATGGAATCCTCTATGAAGTAAAGAATTAGCTGAGATAAATTTTCAAGGACAAAAAGGATCTGACCCCAGGCAGAAGAAACCGTGAAAACATTCCTCGTCTGATTATATGTTCTTTGAAGGAATTCAAAAGAATCTCCTAAAAGACCTTTAATAAGGATGTTGTTTTTCTTAAAAATGTTATTGGCCATCTTTTTAACTTACTTTCAGTGATATTAAAGGGCTTTCGTTGCCAGAGCTTGGGATATAAAAATCCAAAAGGCAAATATCTCTCTCCGTCCCTTGATAAAATTTCAAATCAAAATAGCCACCAATTTGTGCAAAGAGAGGAACATAGAATCTAAGTCCCTTGTCAATTTCCTCTCTAAGAGTTGTTTCAGACAATTCTAAACTGAAAACCAGCTCCTCTAGATTTATTCCAAATTTGGGATCACCCAATACCTCACCCTTATTTGTAAGAAGCAGCATTTTAAGCTGTCCCACACAAATTTCAACGGGTTGAGTTATCTCAACAACATTTTCTTTGTAATTAGGGTCTCCTGGATCTCGGTTATAAATCTCTATCATGGGAAATTTTAATTCCCCATATATATCAAGATTAATTCCACTGTAAGAAATAAGAAGGAGTGTTCTCTCCGTTGATCATATCCATTACCTCTTGAAGTTCTCTTTCGCCGTCAGATCTTAATTCCGAAGTGTTTACCCTGACTCCTCCTGGTAGGTTATAATCGAATGCACTTAACACTCTAGATAGTGAAATTTTAGCCTTTGCCAAACAGTACCTGACAAAAAGTTCGTCGTCATAAAGCTCGTAGTCATCAATAGCTATAAAGCACCTAACTGCAACATCCATACCGTTTTGGTTGTATCCTGTTCCTACCCCGCCGGATCCAGATCTATTTGGATCACGTCCTAAGATAGTTAGCTTTTTATTGTTCTTATTGAACTTGAAAGCAAAAGTTGGGAGCAGATAAGCTTGTGCTAGATCAAAGTAGGAGTACATAACGGTTCTATAAACCAAGTTGTCTCCGGTAAATGGAGAAAGCAAAAGCTCAGAGCCTAATAACTTAGAATCTCCGAAATCTCTATCCGGGGTTCCTGCTATTCCCATTCCATTAACTTCTCTGACATCATAAACGCTTACTATCTTTTCAGGAAGCTTTATTTGTCTAGTTCTTCTAAACTCCTCATGAGCAAAAAGATTGTTAGCCAGAACAAAAACCCTCTCCTCAGCAGCATATTGGTAGTTGTCGTACATGTACAACTTTGCCCTTCTGATAATTCTATGAATCTCATCGTCATTCAAGTTATAAGGCAACGAACAGCTTGCTGAAAGGTCATCTTTAATTTCCTGTACTAATTCTTCTAACGTCATTTTAGTAGTTCTGATTTTTAAACTTCATCCTAGAAATAGGGTCATTAAGATTCTTTAACCTTGAGTCTGTAATAAACCTTCCCTTCCTTATTTCATTAAAGTCCTTGGCCTTTTCGGTTTCTTTGCTTACCTCGGCGTTTCTTCCAATATCTCCCTTCCTTAAAACGCCGCCAGTGATTTCACAATCAACCATTTTTTCTGGGGAATCAATATAGCACTCAATAAGCTTATTTCCAAAATCGGCGCTTGTGTCTTTGATTTTGGATTTAGAAATCTTGTTTCCATTTAAAACCTCGGAATTATAAATTTCGCTGTTTCTAATATCACAACTGAATATCCTACAATTATCAAGTTTAGATGATCTAACCTTACAGTTAATAAGATCTAAATTATCTAAGTATGTAGCGCTTTTGATTTTAGCATCCTTAAGCTGGAACCTTCCGTTAGTTGTGTCATAATTGAAGAAACCATTCTTCACATTTCCTTCCACTATAATGTCAAAGACCTTCTCTCTTATATAAGGGAAGTATGTCTTGATGTTTTCCAGATAACCCTTTAGATCAACCAGAAGGTGGAAGTCAGGGAAATTCATGAAAAAAGCCTCCGGGTCAGAAAAACTCCTTACAACCTTAGAATATTCCTTCATCATTGACTTAAGGTTTTCAAGGTCGGTCTTAGTGTATGTTCTTCTACCAGAAAGGATATCATAAGTGTAAAGTACCACATAGTCTATCACATCACGAATAGCTGTGATCTTTTTCTGGTAATCTTTGCCACCAAGATATCTTATTTCAATGTACCCATTTGGAACCTTTGTAAAATTAGCACCATAGTATTTTTCATCAGGTATCCTGAATAGTTTTGGATCTATGTGAGACACATTCTCGAGAATAGAAAATCTGTTTCTTGGAACTACCTTTTTAATAGATCTGGAGTAAACATTATTCTTTCTATTTCCGAACTTAGAATAAATTAGGCCCTCATCAATACCAAGAATGAATTGAAGTCTATCAAGCTCCTCCATTCTTTTTATAGATCTATCAAATTTGTCGAAGCTAAGAGAAAATTGGAATGCACATTTATCAGTGGTCCATCCATTTTCATCAATCCATTTTAGAACCTTAATCAAAACTGGTATAGCCTCAGCATATGGAAGAGGACCGGTTACAAGTTCATTCATTTTTCCACCACCAGAATAGTCAGGCTCGAGCTTAAATACCTCGCTACTAACTGGTATTTTAGAATGATACTTGTTTGTTAAGATTATCTTTTTACCCAAAAGTTTGGACAAAGATTCAGTTATCCTTCCTCTGACCATCTCAGAGAAGAATTCAAACTCAAAACCTAATAAGGCAGAGGAAAGTAACTGTCGTTTGTCAAAGTGGGTATTACTCATTGAGAGGTTCTACAAATATTTTTCCCATCACCGAATCAACCTCATAAACAGTTACAAGGATTTGATCTCCGGTTTTAAGTCCCTTATGATCTTTACCTAAACGTCCCTGAGGAATCATTGCAATCAAACCGAATTCTGGTAACTCAACCAAAGCTCCGTTCTTTCTTTTGTGCTTTACTTTAGCATTCGAAATTGGGGCAGATCCATCTTCAAGATCCTTTTTAAGATCATAAATTTTCAAGGTCTTATCAACAGGCTCGCCAAAAGTTAGGGTTAACCTATTATCATCCTTAACTTCCTTAACATAAAACTCTATCTCATCACCTGCTGTAAATCCTTCAACCTTTTGGTTGTCAAATTCAGTTTTGTGTATTAGCCCTGTGTAGATGTCTTCCCATTCAACAAATACTCCAAAGCTTGAGGTTCCTGTAACGTACCCTTTATATTTTTTGGTGAGATCAAGCTCTTGGATTTTTTCATCCATAATCTTGTTCAGGTACTTCTTGTAAGAAACTACAAAAATGTCTTTCTTTTGTACATACCCGTCTATCATGACGTAGATTTTCTTGCCAAGATAAGCTTCAAAGTTAGTAATCTTATTAGCAGCTGCAAGCGAACCTGGGAGGAAACATTTAATTCCCTGCACATCCACAATATAACCACCATTGTTAATCGACTCAATTCTTGCTTCGTAAGCCAATGTTTCCTTCTTAATTTGCTCAAAGAATTCTTGCTTAGTTGTTTCAATGAAGCAGTCAATTACGGACCCATAATAAGTTCCATTGACATTTCTAACAATGGTCTGAATTTCAGAGCCAATCTCGAAGTCAATTCCAGTTATACCAAGCTTATCTGCATCCTTTCTTTCTTTTACTAAATCAACGTAAATCGATTGTCCCTCATAAGTTTGTGCAATAGCATGCTTATCAGTTAAAGTGGTAATGGTGCTATCATAAGCATTTCCAGTTTTCAAATCCTTAGAAGAGTTTACCCCCTTTAGGCTTTCAGCCATTTGGTAGTAGAGAGACTGTGCATAATCTTCCCTACAATAAACTTTTGAATCATCAAAAACCTCTATGTCTCTGTTGATTGTTCTACGGTTAGGAATGTTCCAGTTAAATTCCTCTTGGATTTGATCTGTGTTTTCTGGCGTGTTCATTTATTTTTTGAATTAGAAAGTTAATTACAGTATATATCCACACTGTACATTAGCTTTATTTGAGAGACGGGAGGAGATAGTTTACCAAAAGATCCATTTGTCTGTTTATCACGATTCTAAGATCGTATGCATCAATCTTTTTCTTAAGGTTATACTCCTCAAACTTATACTTACGGAGGGCATTTAAATAATTTCCACTATAGAGAAGCTTTCTACCAGTACCGGTATCATTATTTACATACACTTTTAGAGTTGCTGTTTCTAAATTTATATTTTTGGTACTAAAATACTTCTCCCCCTGGAGTCTTCTCATAATCACAGTGAGGACCTTCACAGTATTTCCTATGTCATTCAAGCTATAAGCCCCCCAATAAAAATCAGATCTGCTTGGTGCATATTTTTTAAAAACCAGTTTTCCATTAAAATTATATCTATTAAGCATATAATTAAACACTGTGGTTCTGCCGATTTGGGTCGATAATTTACTTTTAAATACAACAGGTTGTTTTCCAGAAGCAGTTAGAGAAGCCCCTAAATCATAAAAAACATCTTCAAGCCCAGGACCTACATTGGAAGAGCTGTTGTTTAAAATATCATTTAATGCTTCCCTGCTTTCTCGAATACTACCACCGTTTCCGCCTCCTCTTGTACTTTGGTAAACGAGACCCTTTCGGTAAGTATAAGCACTTCCCCCGCCATACAACAAATTAGTAACCTCGATTGCAGAATCTATCGCTGTTGAGGTTTGGTCAAATTCACCGCTTTCTATTGCAGCCAAAATTTCAGCTTCGCTTTGTCCGTCATTTCCGCTACTAAATAAACCCCTTATAACAGAGGGTAAAAGTGAAGGCACCTGCTGTGCAAGACTCCCAAAAATTGCTATAATGCCTTTAATTGCTTCCCAAATAGCAACAAGCTTTATCGGAAGATATTTCTCAACTATTAGCAAAAACTCCTTATCAGGATTAGTAATAGAAAGTTGTGCCTTTAGTGTGTCAATATTTAAACCACCCAAAACTTTCTCTAGATTACTACTCAATGAAGATGATTCTAATATACCAGGAACTGGCTGGACTGCCAATTCAAAATAAGGAAATTCATTATCCGTTACAAACCTCTTTGTGCTAACCCTATACTTACCACTCTGATCATCGAAAGAAAATGTAAATTCATCCCCTGGAGAAAGACTTGCAAGAAGACCAGTTGCATTTTCAACAGTATTTGAAAAGGTTGAAGCCTTAAAGTTCCTAATATCAGAGGGGTTTCCAGAATTCACAGAAACCTGTCCCTCCGAAGGTGGAAGACCATCTATTCTCAGGTCGTATGGAATTTGAGGTCCAAGGGCTTCCTGTGAGTCACCATATAGTGAGGATAGCTGATTGCTTAAATTGTCAAAGAAACTTTGATTTGGGATATAGTCCTTAAGTCTTTTATTAAACTTCCCACATATCATATCGGATATAAGAGGTCTTAAACCACGTGTTGAATCGTTAGGATCCTCAAGTGCTTCCGTCCAAGTAATATTAGCAGCCGTAAGAGAAGGTTGTATGTAGGGCTTGAGTACTTCCAAAAAAGCTTGGGAAATAAGATCACAAATAAGTTTCAGTGGGTTGGTGAGTCCAGTAATAATGGTTTTAATAAGCTTAATTGGTCCTGTGATCATATCACCAAGACCTTTTAGAACATTAACAACCACCTTAATGGGAAGTAGGAGAAGCTTTACATAATTCAATATTACGGTGATTAAGAAACACGGGTTAGATACACCAATTTGTAGGAATCTAGCAACCGTAATTAAATCGACCTTACTTTGATCTTCAGATCCCTCTATGCCAGCTTCAGTCTCCTCTTGTATTTTAGCAAAGTCAACTTTTGGAAAATTACCAGATAAAATTCCGCCAAACACATCTTGAAATTCCAAACCGGATTCTTGTGAAAGCCGATCTACAAATTTTTTAGTCGGTGAACTATCTTTAAGTTTGCTAAAATCACCAATGACAAAGGTAAGTCCGCCTAGAAGAGGTATATTAACACCTAGGGAAGATATAGGAATTTTTAGAGATCCACTAGGATCTATAAAATTACTTACTGCCAGCTGGCATTTTTCAAACCCTATGCTCGGTAACCCAAATCCAGGAACAGAAGTTTGTGCTGAGGTGTCGGAAAGCAAAGAGGCTGAAATAAAATTTAGTTCCAAATTAACACTATTGTTGCTACTTTGCTGCTGAATGCTACTTACTGTATAATTACCAACCGTTACACCATCCGAGATTTGAATGGGATCTCCAGTCTTTATCCCAGATAGAAAAATGTTCTCACTATCAGTATTAGTGGTTTTACTTATAGAAATAGATCGAATATCCTCTATGGAAGATTGCGGGGTAGTGTATTCGCCATCACCAGGGAGGGATGAGCTATTAAATAAGGGGTTATAATTAAAAGTACGATAACCAGAAAGATCACTAGCATCCGAAAGGGGCAAATCAAGGGATCCTACATTGCTTCCTCCGAGTTCAAGCCTCAGTGGAAATGGGAAATCCTCCAATGTTGAGTTTACTCCCTCGTCAAGCAAAAATTGTAGAGGATTATTAAATAAAGTTTTGATTGCTTTGAAAGCATCCTTAAGTGCACCAAACCCTTCGCTCAATGCCTGTTTTCCAATAAAAATGGGTGCAAAAGAACTTGCAAGAGATTTTTCAAAAACCCTAATCTGGAGTTTAAGCAGGAAAGATAAACCAGGTAAATCTGGAGTCGTTAACTTAAACTTGGGATCGCTAATAATTTTTTCAGCTCCTTCGTTAACTCTTTTAATGAAAGCCTCAAATTCGTAATCCTGTATTATTTTATCTGGTAAAATAGCCATCCATTACTTGGTCTTTGAAATGTTTGAAAGGTGGGTAGGATCTGAAGGTATAACCGGGGGTGAGGTAGGTCCACCTAAATTTCCCAAGTGAGTATGGTTGTTGAAATATGTTTGGAATATATTTCCCTTGATTACAGATTCGGTGGCTGCTTCACCAAGCTCGATGTTGTTAGAGTTCACAATAACTTTATTATTCTCCATCCTAATCTGGTCATCACCCATTTCAATAACAATTCTAAGCTGCCCACCGTCTTGTGTATCTAGCTGAACCTTAGCATCACCAAGTATAAAGTTCATACCTTTTTTACGGGTATAAAATATCTTTAGAGGTCCAGGTTCTGCTCCAGTATCATATGCAAATGAATGTGCACCCTCATATGAATCACTTATCTCAGCCAGCATTTCCGGTGAACTTTCCCACTGCCCATAATAAACCATTCTATAATAATTCTGGCCATCAAACTCAACAGCTACTACAGATCCAACCCTCGGGACAGAAAGCCTACCATTTCCATCACCACCAAAAGAAATACCATTTACCTGACTTGCCCAAGGAATGTCTTCTACCTCAAGTTCGTCAAAAAGACCAAAGACCCTTACTTTAGCTCTTCCCTCCTTTATTGGATCATTAATATCTACAATCTCACCAAGATAGATTTTGGGTGGAGTATAAGGCATTTATTACTGATTTTATTGCTCTTCGTATTCGTCAGGGTTATAATCACCCAGACTTACATTGTATTTATCAGCGGGTTTAGAGTTCCCCAAATTAAGGGGGCTTTCAATTATGAAATCACCATTTGTAACCGGGTATATCTTTCCAATTTCCCCAGATGTTGGTCTTTTCCTTACATCAGCATACACCTTACCTGGAGGCTCTGTAAATGTCGACTCTGGAGATCTTAATTCACCTCTAGAAGAAACCTGTGTTGTGTCACCGTATACTTTAGATTTTCCAAGGGTATCTGTAGTGAAATTGGAATCAGTATAAACATCATTATCACTAATGTTTGGTGAATAGTTTCTGTCTGGGACACCGAGATCAGATCCAGGAACATTGGGATAAGCATCACCACCTGGCTCAGGATAAGTCCGATCAGGTACACCTAAATCCGAACCTGGAACATTGTCATAAGCATCACCGGAAGGATCTATGTAAACCCTATCAGGCACACCAAGATCGGTACCAGGAACACCCTCATATACATCATCGCTAACGCTTGGATAAATCCTATCGGGTACACCTAAGTCCTCACCAGGAACGTTCTCATAAACGTCCGATTTAACACCGGGATAAACTCTATCAGGCACACCAAGATCCCCACCAGGCACTCCTTCGTAAACATCAGTAGGAGGTACTGGGGGATAAACTCTCTCTACAGGGCCACCTTCACCCATGGTTTGTGGGTTTGGCAGATTACCCTTAAATATGTTATCAATGCCAGTTTCAGCAGCTCCGTTTAGGAAGTTTTCTAAATTGTTAAATCCAAAAGAGCCATTTTGACTTGACATCCTCGACAGCTGGGATGGATTAAATGAATAGATGTTTCCAAGAAGAGATTGGTCTATCCCACTTAAAGCTGGATCTATGAATTGGTTAATTCCTTCATTTACCAGATCTGATACTGCATTAGAAACCACGTTGGTTAAAGCTTGCTGTCCTAGACCTAATAGACTTTCCAGAGAAAGTGTATCATCACCTAGGAATTGATAACTCGATCTATTCTGATCCCATCCATCTGCTAATACCAAAGGCTTTTTGTCTTGTCTAATATTAGGATATTGATTTTTAGTTCTGACTTTACCTATGTGGATCCTAAAAGCATTTTTTTCAGGATCCGCTGTACTTGACCCCATATCAATAGTCGATTTAATCGGTGTGCTGTCATTGAAGTCAAATTCACACTGCTGGCACTCATAAATCATGACAGGCTTAATACCGCTTTGATCCTGTTGGTTAGTAAAAGCCTGCAAATCGTTCTGTAGACCAGAGCCCTGGAAAACATTATTAACAAAAGATTTAAATGCTCCTCCAATTCCACCTCCACCCGGGGTTGGGTTTGCAGATCCCATATTAAACCCGCCAACACTATATTGTCCATTACCCTGGTCTACCACGGATGATCCCGGATTTGCATTTGTAGTTAACAGAGAAGACAAGTCATCTAGAGCGGTCAGTGCTGTACTTGATGCTGTAAGTCTACTAGTTTTAAAGAAGTTCCTAATTTCAGTAACGAAAATCCACATTGTAAATTTTCTTAGATTTCTAGGAACTAGATATCTCATATTGTCATAATCAAAGGTAGCTTGATTGTAAAGGTCGGCTAGTGCAGATATTCTAAGATTTAAAGACTCCAAACAATTAACCGTTAATGTACTTCCGGAGGTTCTCTGCGGATTAAATTGATCCAAACCATCTTCGTCCTGAAATCCACCACGACTTGTTAATTTCCCTAGCTGGTCTACACCATCGATAGACTGGAAAAACCAAGGGGAGTTAGTATTAATTTCCTGCAGAAGCTTTTGAAATTGTCTAAGAGCTTGTGCTCTCCTTTGGGTGTTCTGACCTGGGAAATTTGCTTCCCTCTCCAAGAGATAGTTATAAGCTGAATAATAAATGACATCGCTCTGTCTTCTCTCAT